CCCCTCTAAGACCAAGGAAGACTTGCACCTACTCTTATCTCTCTATTACCATCATAATCATACTGTGTTTTTGGTGGTAAAATACTCTCCTCAATCCTCTGTATCTCTGTACTTCCTAACCCTGTTCTTACCCATCCCAGTACATCATTCTCAGTTAAATCTGCGAGTGCTATTGTAGGTGAACTCCCTTCCAATTCCATAGAGTGACTGTATGATTTTCTATTCAAAGTTTTATTAGATCCTATGCCTACCTGAGCAGTACATACTACGCTGTATGATACACTATCTACCAACCCATTACTCTTTAAACTTCTTATGCCACTCACACTCCAAGTCGTACTAATACCTGCACTTGTACTTGTAGCATCACTAAAAGATAAAGGTGTTGTAGCACTGCCAGTCGTTAATATACCTGCCTGACTAATATGCTGGTCAAATGTTTGCTGTGCCATTACTCTCAGTTAAACTTGATTACTTATATTTACACTTGGAGACTTGTCCCAATGGCGTATTACTCCACTTATTATAAAACAATTGGTCACTACTAACTGTAGCATTACAATCGTCCTTATAATACAAATAGCATTATCGTATTTGTGTGTAGTATCATCATTAAAACTCCCAAGTGCATACTTCCATACTCTCAGAAATTCTCTCATCTTATTATGGGTCACTATATCGGTATTCTTGTGATTTATAGGTGTCAGTGCTTACGGGCGGTCTGTCACTCGTTAGCTCGTCTCTCCTATTTCTGATATATTCTAATTCTCCCCAACACTGTTTATAACATAGTAATAATATATGAATATTTTTATGCCTCATAGGTTTGCCAGATGAATAGACACAATGGGGCTTTGGTTTTGTTCCTAACTCTATGGTAATATACTGAGGGCACTCATTCCATCCCTGCTTATGAACAGGTGGGTCACCCTTAAAGTAAACCCACCCTTCTTCTACATCACCATTTGGTCTATGCCAAATAACATAATCATCAACTTGAGGTTCATACATTTCTCTCTGGAATCGCTCTTAGTCGGTTTGGGTTTAACCCTTCTGCCAATGCTGATTCCAGACGTGCCTTTGCTTGATCCTTTGTAAGTTTAATTGCTTTCTCATCTAAGAGTGTCCAACCTACTGTTCCAAGTTCTTCAATCCTATAGAGTTTATCCATTATCCTTCACTATTCTAAATGTAGTTTCAGAAATATTACTCATTGCACATTTTTCAGCAATAAACGCTTCTGCTTGCTCTTGAGTAAGTCTACCTTTTTGACGACCCCAACTTGAGTCATCAGTATCTTTTAATCGTTTCTCAACTTGATAAAGTTGCTCTTTCTTCTTTCGTGCCATAGTTCTAAGTTGTAAATGCGTCTATGATTGCAGACTCATAATCATCTGCTAGTTTGAGTTTTTGTGCCTTCATAACATTAGGCATAATCCTATCAGTATATCCATCATAAAATCCATCTTCATTTGCTAGTAGTTCAAATGCTTCAGAATCATCCTCGGCAATTAGATTAACTACTCCACCATATTCAGATTGAGGAAATGGAATCCAATAGTCAATAATATAAAGGTATTTCATTTATCTATAATACCACGATTTCTTCTTTCTGACAATGCTTTCTGTTGTCGTTCAAGTATTATCTTTATATCCCTGAGTGATGCACCTAACAATGCCCCATCAGCATTATTCTCAAACAAATCCTCTAAATGGGCAATATGCTCTAATGCAAAGTTTAACTCAGTTTGACGATTCATTCTCATACCTTAATACTCTCATCCATTATAGTGGTAGGTATATTAGCAGCATCGTCTCTTGAATAACCAGCAGTGAATGTTGTTACTAATGCCGTCCTGAATCCTTTATGTGGTAGAATAACACTATGAGGTAATCCACCAAATACAATGGCATCATCCTCTTGAGGATAATATTCCTCATCTTCTACTATCACTTGTCCTCCCTCACCCTCATTATGACTATCAAAATAAATCAATAGGTTTTGATGTGGAAACTCATGATCAACGTGTATCGGTGTTTGTTGATTACCATCTTGAGCATAGGTCATATTTAAATTCATCCTATGGATAGTATTTAATTCATAACCGTTCATACCTAAGACTTCAAAAACAACTTGAGTTGCCAAATCAGTATGAGTACACACTGGACGTGAATATCCTACACCATCAGGGCGTATGATAAATGGATGTGAAAAATATGCGGGATTCTTACCCTGAGTGCTTAGTCCCTCATGCCCCCATACAAACATAGGAGTCCTTATCATTTGTTTAAACTCTTGATAAGTCTCTGTTCTTTGGTTTCTTAATTTGGTTATCAAACTCATATCTGAAATTCACTCATATAATAATCAAGATCAACTCCTAACTCTTTTGCTTTATAGGCAGCATAGGATTTATTATATTGACGAGTGGATTCTCTCCTAATATAATTCAATTCTTCAACTGAGGCACGTTCAGCGAATACCTTCAACATTTCAGTAAATTCTAATATCTCATCATCCATCATGCTGTCAATCCAATACTACCATCAGAAAATGCCTCATCAGCAGTTAAATCATTATTATAATTCTTCATTGATCTTAAAGCATCAAGTGTGAGTTGAGTTGCCTTTTCTGATTCATCGTGGTTATGAATGTGAAAGAATTCATCTTGCATTATATCCTCTAAGTGATCCTGTAGTAGATTAAAGATTAGATCATACTCAGGTTCCGTTAATAGAACTGACTTTTCCATAGTGGTAGGTGGGATGCTACCACTAATTATAACACTTTTCTTATATTATGTAAACGCTTGTATCATGTTAACCACTTTTCATCAGTTGTTTCTAATAGTTTACCTACCTTATATTCATATCCTTCACAATACTCAACCTCTTCATAATGTTTGCAATGTTCAAAATCAGATGCAATTCTTTTTGCTTCAGTTTTATTATCTGCACCAACTGTTACTGAATAGTAAACAATTTTCTTTGCTTCAAATGTGTAACTGTTTAATAGTTCGGTCATTGGATTAATCGTGGAAAGTGGGAATAAAGGTTTCTAGGGTTTCGTAGTGTGCATCAACAGCACCTTCTAATTCTTCAAAGATTCTCTCTATCTCACAAGTTGATCCATATCTATGAGCAGCAACTTGTAAGTGATGGAGAATTGTACTGATTTCACCCTCAGTAAGGGCACAGATTAGTTTTGTTTCTTGTGACATTTTAAGAAATAGTGAGATTGAACTTATCAATAAGAATATCTCTTACATGCTCTCTATCAAGTGAATCACCATCACCCCAGTTCATATGTGGGAATGAAGGATAAGAACACATTTGAAGGTATAACCATGATGCTTCAGCAATCTTTCTCTTAGTGATGCCCTTCATTGGATAAATGCCATCTTTCGTATTGTAGAAAGAGTAAACATAATCAATAAAATCATCCATAGTGTTGAACATAATGATCTCCTTTGGTTGTTTACTCTTCTATTATAGCAAGTCCATATCCTTACGGTAGTGTTTGTGTGGCAGTTCCTCAACTGGTACAAACTCTGTTACTTCCTTCAACTTTTCAATTACACTAGCAGCATCATTTTCAGATTGTGGGGAAAAATCTAACCACATTTGTTCTAATGACCATACTACCAGTTCATATTCATCTTGAGTTAGTTTCATCTTTTTATATTCCCCCACTTATCATATTCTGCCATTGTCTCTACCATACGATCAACACACTCTGAATAATCACCATCAGTTTCTATGATACATTTCTCTACATCTTCTGCATCATACCCAGATTCCATTTCTTGTAACCTATCAAGCACATCAACTTGTTTAGGTGTTAGTTCAAAATCCATATCTCTGAGTATGTCATACAATTTGACAAGCTCATACAACTCATCATTGGTTAATCGTAGCATCCTTGCCATTAGTATTTACCTCCAGTATTGTTAGTATCAAGGACAGTTTCATTGGTTACATCATCAACCATTTCATCCCACAATTCCTCATCATACTCATCAACCAGTTCTCTCAATTCTTCTTGATCGCACTTCTCATAATATTCTGTGAGATCATCAATAACATAAGAAACAAGTGACTTCATATCCATTCCATCAACTACCAATTCAGCAAATCTTTCAGAGATTTCGTTATATTGAATTGAAGTAAGTTTTGGATGCTTAATGATTTGTTTTGAGTCCATTTCAGAATTGGTTGCGTTAGGGTTTGCTTTTTGAGAATAGATCATCACAGATAGGAAGTAAGTGGATGTAAAGTGTTAGTAGTAGCATTTATATCAATTACCAAATATCCAAACTTTTCAGCAATCTTATCGTATAGGTGGTTAAGATCTCTAGCATACCATAAACCAATAGCATCAGTTTTAAGGTTCTGATACTCATCATCAGTCCATAGATCATCAAATGCTTCACCACCATGAGTTACATCAAAATCAATGTCAGTAACCAAGTACATTGTTTCTTTCATCAATTTAACCTCCAATCGATTTTGAGATAGTCATCATTGTGTAGTCTGGGAATATCATCAGGATCACCAGTTTCAAATATAAACTCTTCACAAAAATACTCTGCACTAATACCACCAAGTTCATCACAAGCTCTGAGAATGTCATCACACTCATCAGCGTTCATACCAAGTTCATCAACTAAGAAGTCAATGTCTGAAAAGATTTGGTTTGTAGGTGTTCTCATGATGCAAGATCCCATAGTTGTTCAAATGATTCAATCCATCTTACCTGATCGGTGGTAAGTTCGGATTTGTCCTGCTCATCAGCAGAAACATAGGGTAGTCCGTGTTTGGTGCAATACTGTTCGTAAACCTCAGTTAAGAGGTCTATTGAATCAAATACTTGCATAGTGTCCTCCTTTGTTTACTCTTATATTATAATGGCAAACGTGCCTCACTGGTAGTCTTTGGGGTCACTTTGCGAGCTGGCACATCAAGAGTTTCCATTATGATTTGTTTTGGTAGCATCTTATAGCAATAGTAACTACTGCTAAATGTGATCTTATTATTATCTCTACCATCAGGACTTAGAAACTTCATACGCTTATCAAACATCAATAACTGTAGATCCTTATCCTTAAACAATCTCATAGGTGCTGAGTCATTTAACCAAGTGTTAGTCATTATCAATGCAAAAGGTTTATTAAATGATAATGCACGTTCAAAGAATTTACGCTTATCAGTAAATGGTGGATTTGATACTATTACATCCCACTCATACGGTTCATACTCAAAGAAGTTCCTACCAGTATTAATATGAGAGTATGTTACCTCATTCTGTTGCTCTATCTGCTTTACAAACTCACTCTGTGGAGTATCAAAGGGACACCATACAGTAGCATCCTTTGGAATATATTTGAGAATAGGTTTAACACCATAATCAGGAGTGTAACATTCATCATTGTTACCTCCTGAGTACATCAGTTTACCACTATCTAATTCTTGTGCCATATTGAGTAATTTCTTTTTTAGAGATTGTAACCCCTATTCTGGGATCTTTAGCGTTACCTGCCCTTTTCTTAGGGTATTGTTTCTTTGCTTTAGGTAGTACGATTGATAGAACATCTTGGCAATCTAACTTCCATACTTCAGCGATCTTTCCCCCTTCATAACGTGCATAGTAATGGTTCTTATACTTACCTATCTTATCCTCAATAATATATCTCTCTTGCTCATCCCAAGTATCCTGAACACTGATACCATTATACGTTGCATTGATTGAATTTGCAATAGTAGATTTATACTCACACCCTCCATCATCATCAAATGCGTCCGCACCTGAATAATCATCAGCAATCTTGTGTCCTAAGATCCCTGCCATGTGAATCTCTCTTGACCTTGCATAAGAGAATGGATCACCCCATCCCTCAACCTCACATAGAGAATAGAGTTGCTCATACAATGCTTGATACTTCTCTTCAGGGGTCATAGTACCTTTGTTGTTATAACCATTATAACCCCTCAGAATCGCTTCTGAAGGGTTACTGTGCCACTATTCCAACTGGTATAGTCTAATATTTTTTATTCTTGAAGTAGGATAATATATCCCTTGCCTCAGTATCATCAATTTTGCTTATCTTTATTCTCTCTGCTATTGCTATGATTAGATCCGCAGATATACTTCCATCAAAAGTACAAGTACCATCAGAGTTCTTGTTACCTAGTTTTTCACAAACTGCATCACCTATCAGTTCAAGATAGAAATCTTTAAGTCGATCATCATCATTAATATAATCAATGACATCATCAACTAAAGTATCAGCAAGTTTTTGGAGTGTTTCTTCAGAGAGTTGAGACATAATAATCAGGTTGATAGTGTAATGTTAGCATATCGGGCAGATTCCTCTACCTTTGTTTCTATTTCTTCATAGATGTGACTGAAGTCCCATCCACGTTTAATATCGTTAGCAATGTATTCAACTTGTTCTTTAGTTAAACCAAGTTGTAGATCCTCTACTGCTTCAGTAAGGTTGATTGTAAGTTCTACTGATTTCATTTATCCTCTAGCGAATTTACTTAAATTGAAGTTGGCACGACTGAACTGGTCTCTATCAACTAATTTATAAGTTCCAATATCGCTCCACATTACATAACCTTCATCAGGAACTATCTCATCATTGATATAACATTCATACTGAGCATCACTATAACACTCTGCAAGTAGATCATTTTTAATAGATCTAACTAACTTCCATAAACTCAAAAGGTTAGAGTTCTCAAATAGATCTATCTCAACACCTTCTCTAATGCACTGATTCAATGCCTTTTTAAGTTCCTTAGCAGTTTTATCATCTACAAACTCAACCAACTGTGCCATTTGTTTAGCAAACGCACAATTCTCTTTAATTCTATCTGTAATATCATACTGTGCTTTAGGTTTAACAAATAATACTTCACCCTCCACACTCTCTAACTCATCATCTAATGAACTAGCTACAGCATCCTTAAGTGTTCCTCTAGGAGTATCATAAACCGTATGAGGTGCTATGATTATTTCTTCGGAAATTTCAGTTGGGAAACTGTATCTGATGGTATTAGGATTGAAACTATCAGTGCCACCAAAACCGATGAAATCACCTTGGTAGATAGAAGTTGTAAAAGGAAGATAATCAAGACAGCGATGCAGAATATCTGCCACTTCTCCTTGATGGTTTCGATCAATATCGGTATGGTTATGGTTGATTTTGATTTTGAATTTGTTGAAGACACTTTTTGTTCCTACGAAAAATTGATTATTAGATGGATCAGTACCCCAGACTATAGCAGGAGCTCCATCAATTTTAACACTCAATTTACTCTTTGTTACAAATGCGTCTAAGACAGAAAGATCTCCTGTAAGAATAGTATCTTCAGGATGTTCAATGTGAGTGTTTTTCATAACTCTATTATAAGGGTTGAGTTAGTCTATTGGGGAAGTAGTGTATAGGTTCAGGAATTGTCACATCACATACCTCTTTCATAAATCTACGATATAGAATACCTTCTTGTGCAAATGCCTCTATCTCATGTGGTTGCTTCATATAATCAATATGGTGTATGTTCTCACCTTGCCAGTGAAACTTACCACTTTTCATCTTAAGCGTACCCTGTACCCATTGCCTTAAATGGATAAACTCATGCAATAAAGTCTCACAATACATCCTGTGATCCATCTTACATTGCATTTCAATATCAAAATCTCTAGGGTTATGTGACGTACCTATCCAATCACAATATCCTAAAGCATCTTCTCTAATCATCCCTCTATGATGTATATGCACATCAATATGATGATTAGGTAAGAATGTATTTAAAAACCAATCGGCAACAGTTTGACAGCGTTTCTTACTAAAACCGTATCCAGAATAAGAAATACGACTCTTGTGCCCCAGTGCAATGTCCATAAGAAAGAAGAAATAAAGAGAAGTTTTTCTAAGGAAGTCATATCTTTTGCCATTATGCTATCTCTACCCATTTGAGTGGTTTACCCTCAGTTAGTTTCCAAATGTAAGTGTGATTTTCATAAGGATACTTTTCATTAGCATAATCTAAAGCATCCTGATACTCAACAAACTTCTTTGCTTTCCACTCTTTAAAGGTAAAGGTGTGAGTTGCTGCCCATTTGTAATTCATTTTTGTTCTACACTCCATAATGATTTGTCGATTGATTCTTTACAGTGTGGACAAGTTAGTCCTGACCAATTAAAGTGATAAACTTTACGAATTGTTTGGCAACAGGGACACATGATATGCTTACCACGTTTCCCTGCTCTAACTCTTGGAGTAATTGGTTTAAAGGAAATTGTGGTTGAAATCATTTTAATGATGATGTGGATTGTAAACGTAAATCACAATCATTGATGATATTATAGCACATATTAGTGCTAATGCGATAAGATGTAGCATTTAATCCTCCTTACAGGTACAAGCGTTTCTAATGTTCATCAACTTAATGTTGAGTTCTTTGACCTCTTGAAGATACCAATTCTCTTTATCGAATTGGTATTCAGCAAGGGCAATGCCAAGAAGGTCAAGTTCTTTTTTGGATAGATCTACAAGCATTGTGATTATCTCATATAAAGATAACCACCCGACCATCCACAGTTATCAGGATCAAGTACATACTCACGATCTCTAATAACTCTTAGATCATATCTAACGTGCTTTGCTGGAGACTTCCAACTTGCAGGTTTGTAAACTTCACCTGTATGCTTGTTTACAAATGCATGGACTCCACCACTATTCCACTCATTTCTACGATCATCCCAGTCATTTGAAATGATCTTATGGTACTTCTTACCAGTTGTAATACTAAACTTCATACCCTTGAAAGTACCATCATTCAAGGCATCTAATTGCTCTTGTGCGTAGCGTGATAGATCTTGTCTCTGACCATCACCATTGAATCTTGCAGCATTTGATTCAATCATTCTTCTGTGATAACGCTTGTAGTTTTCACCAAGTGAATCACATAGTTGCTGTGTCCAGTGAAGGACATTCTCTTGAAGACTACCAATTACCCTATCTCTCTCTTGTTTTGTTAAAACTGTAGGCATTTGAATCTCCTTTGGGTGTATGAATATATTATAATGCCCCTACCGTTAGATAGGGGCATATTTGTGCCAGTTTATAGATCGGTTCCTCCTGTCTCTACTACCTCTACAATATCCTCAAGAACCGCTAGGATCTCATTTCCATTGTTGGTAGTGTCCAAAAGGAATTCTGCGAAATTAGGTGACATTTTAAAAAAATAGTGTCGGTTTACAAAGGGGTGTGGTATGCTCAAGAGGTGCTTCACCTGATCCTAACCCATTTACTGAGTCTAATTACAGGTACTAAGTCATACCACAATAAAAAATGAGAGAGTGGGGCAATGATCTGGGTTTCACCCATGCTGCCCAAATTTACCCTATGGGAATCGCTTACACCTGAACCCCCAAACTTAATCGGGGCATAGGAACCACATATCTCTCATGTGGATTGGACTTACACCTCCTAACCAAAAATGGATGTATGGATGCCAAGTGATTGTGTTGATGATCTTATTATAATTGATTTGGGTGGAAGATCAACCACCCTTGTTACAGTTCTTAAACTGTCTCTCTAACTGGGTAATCGGCAGGAATATCAAGTATTCTGCCTTTTACTCCATCACCATACTGCCCTATCTCATAACAAGTCCAAGAACCATTATCAAATAGGTAAGCATACTCACCATCTGTATTCTCTGTTTGGTCAAGATACTCTGTAATTGACTCAGAGATCTTTGGTGGGCAGTCCTCACCTCTTAAACTATAGTATTGAGCATGTGGTTCACATTCTTTAAGATCCCAATCAGTATCAGAATCGCAAGAAGACATATCTCCACCGTCAATTAGTTCTTCAACTGACTCTCTAGTGTTAAACTTCTTTTCAAGTGTAACACCTAACCACTGTGGATAACCATCCCAGTGATGATATACTGAAATGATCTGTCCCTCAAGTTGTAGTCCTATGCGTGAGCGAGTTCCCATTTGTAATAAAAATATAGGTGAAGGAAAACAAAACGGAGGACTGTTTTTGTATTTTACCTTAACGTGATGTCTCTGCTTCTATTAGACTTACAGGACGTAATTTCTCTGCTGAACAGAGACAACCATAGATCCTTGCATTTGTCAGAGTAGTTAAGAACCTCGTTTGTTTTCCACATTTATATAATAGCATTAAAAAACCCCCTGTATAGGGGGTGTGTGCCACTTATTGATCTGTCATACAATTAGTCATCATAGACTCTACATTCCATAGAATCAGGGTGATTATCACAATAGACCTCAAGGTGCTTATCCTCGTGCCTTGTATGATAGTCATTGATCTTAGCATCATTAGGATCAACTATCTCATCCTTATGATACTCATCATATTGTGCGTGTACGTTTTCTAAATCCTCTTTAGAATACTCTAGCATACCATGATTGATATGCTCTTTGCCATCTTTAGGATCAAGATAAACTTCGTGATCTAAGTCGTGCTTTGGTTGTGCCATAATCCATCCTACTTTAGAGTTAAGTAATCTCATTAAGCAACTTGCAGTTGCTCTTTTCTAACGAAATTTCCTTCCATATTATAATACAATTTATATGATTCTGTGGTAACGTAATGACCCATTATGTCATTACCATCACAATGCCATCCGTATGCTTGTACTTTCTCTCCTTCTCCATCTATCCTAAATTCTTTATTAGTATTAAGATAGCTAAGGTATCGCTCATCTAAGTTAATCATTGGACTCTAAAGTAGTATGTGTGGATATTATAACATAAGTAATTATAAGATCATTGACTGCTTAAGAGTCTTTTTAGATTTGCTCAACAATAGTTAATCTTCTGGTTGAGTTTCAATTCCTCTAAGATGCTCTATCAATTCTGTAGCATCAATAAGATTATCTATATTAGCAAGCATATCTGCTATGTGTTTTGATACATAAGGTTTTTCACTTCTTGCAGCAAACGATAAAGCATTTCTTAATGACTCTTGTGATTCTCTTAGAGAGTATTCAACTTGTTGTGATAATGCCATTATACTTCATCCTCACAATGCTTTTCAATAATCTCTCTAATTACATCACTAAAAGCATCACGCAATTCATATTCAATATCACTCTTATCTTTCTTTAACCTAGTAACTGTAATAGGTGGAAGTGTTAGGGTAGCAGTTATGTCCCATAATCCAAGATCTTTATTCTTGGTAGTGTTAATTTCAAGCATTAGTTTCTGTTGTCTCCAGCGAGTTCATCTATTTTAGCACAAACATAAGGATTATTGTAGTCGGGTGTCTCCTCCTCTTTATCCTTTGGCCACCAGATACCTTCACCTGTCATTTCATAACCAGCATCAATCATTTCTTGATAGGTCATTTCCTTTCCTTCACGATAGGTATTAGATCTAGGAATAGTGTAGTTAGGATCTTCAATCCTTCTCCACTCTTCATAGGATATTTCCTTATCATCAGGTAATTCAGTATAATCTGGCCATTGAGAATCAGTTAAAGTTTCATCCAAATCTCTTTCGTGGAGATTAATAACCTTATCCTTATGCTCAGTTCCATGAACAAGACGCAACACTTCATTAGCAGTTCTTACGCATACTCTATGATATGTTAGATTCCTCCTAAGAGTAGTTCTTATGGTATCATAGATCTCTTCTGGGGTACAGTCAGATGTTATAGCATCTTCTACTGCATCCTCCAGATTAGTCAACGAATAACTGCGGTTGTCCCTGTCGCTCATTCTGATCGTGCTTAATTGCTTCTTGCACTATACTCTCTATCTCCTCTGTTGTCAAGTCATTCATAAACTTCCAGTTAGGATCATTTCTATCCCACTCAACTTGAAATGAACCATCATCCTGTTTATTAATCTTCAGACTGTCCTGCATTTTTCTCTTCCATTTTAATTCTTTTCTTTACCATCTTAGCATACTTAATCTCTTTCTTAGAATACCATTCAGGGTGTTTCTTTGCTCTCTTTAACAATAGCTTCGCTGCCTTCTTGTCCTTCATTGGATTGATTTGGATTTCGATTTTCTTTTAATCCAGTATTTATACTGTGTATTTCAGACGTAACATAAATCATCTCACTCTGTAATCTCTCAATTCTCTGGTTAGCAGATTCCATTTGTGATTTAAGGTATGTTAATTCATTAACATCAGCATCATAATTCTCTGCCCATAAAGGTTGAGTTACTTCCCTATCTCTATATGGATATAACCAATCTTCAAGTTCAGCAACTACCCACCAAACTGCTTCATGAATATTAAATAATATTTTTTTCATTTTGTTAAATTAAGGGTGAGTGACAATCTTTTTTCTGGACTCGATACAACACAATGATCCGTAAAGGCAGGTATGATAATTATAGTATCTGGAGAGAGTTCAAATTCTTCATTACCAACCACCCAAATAGATTTACCATAGATCGGTTTAACTATGACATCATAGTCGTGATTATGAAGATCAAAACTAGGTCTCCTACTCATTGTACCTTTGCTTAAGTAGAAATTAGCATTAGTATAAGATCCCTTCAATGGTAATATCTTTTGATCTAGTGATCTTAGATCAGCAGTAAGATCTAATACATTATTAAGCAATGTAGTAAATCCATAATCATATAGTTTCTTCCATTCATCATAAATTAGATACTTATTAGAATCAAAAAAATGCTTTGCAAATAACCCACAATGATTAAGAACATCAATAGCAGCTTCAGGAAATCTATGCTTTATCTGTAGAAGATCTAGTATCTTATCTTCATTAATCTCGATCTCATGATCATTGATAATTTTAGCACATTCTTCTAAGTATTCACTATTGCGTGGACTTTCTCGTTTCAAAAATCCGTGATATTGATTAACACTCATTTATAACTAAAAAGAAAATCATTTACAAACGTCTCTGACTTATCTTCACCAAACTTACTCTTCAAGTATCCTCTAACAGGATCTAGTTCAGTCATATAAGTATCAAAATCACTATACACTGTAGTATCAGTTCCTTTAGGTTTGTTAATCTCGATCATCTTTTTATACTCTACTAGATATTGTTTAAAATCTGATAGGTAAGCATTTACTTCCTCTGGTTTGCAGTATCTTACAAAGATATTCTTAGAGAAGTGATTACCCATTTCAAAGAATCTATACTTACCATCATCTTCAGGCAGTCCATCAACAGAGAACAGATACTTCTCTCTAGGATGTTGGAAGTCAAATACTATAATGACCTTCCTATCACTAAACTTCATCAGATCCATACCAAAACAAGGCAGATCTGCCCCTGTTTTAGGATAGAGTATGGTATTGTATATGTCAGCGTTTGGATCTGTTATGTGTGCTTCTCTTGCTTTTAGGAAGTGCTTACCTGTTCGGATGTTTGCTATTAACTTAGCATCCTTATTCTCCCACTTAGCCCATTCTTCAGTTATCTTTAACTGTGGAAATGTATCAAAGAGAGCATCAATGTAGTCTTGCCAAATAGTCATTCTGAATCCTTTTCTCTATTTGCTTGTGAGATTTTGTTTACCATGTGAAAGTATTCCTCTGCACGATTTACTTTCTTCTTTGGTTTTGCCTTTGATGGTTCCTTTAACCAATCAGGTAGTTCTTCAGGTTTTCTTGTAACCATAATATGACCAATATAATCAAAAAACTCTAAAGATTCATCTCCACCAGCACCGATTACACATCCACCAGCAGTCTCTTTATATAATATACGATATTCAGGAGTACCATACTCAGGCATCTCTTTCGGTGGATTCTTTAACAATATTTTAAATGGATTGTGTATGCTTTCTTTACTTGGTAAAGTAGTAAAGAAATCAGGATTATATAAACCATCAATTCCATGAATATTCAATGTAACATAATGACTACCCTCATAATAAACAATCTCTTGTTTATGTAATCCATACCAGATACCCTTAATTAAAACTTCATTAGGATCACTGTAAATACTAGACTGTTTACTAACTTCCTCTTCAGTTGCTCCATTATATCTTAACTCCCATCCAGATACCCAATATTGAGGTTTATCATGTCTAAATTCACGATAGGATGTATAGACTTCTGAATCAAATGGCATAAGAATAGTATCATTCCCTGCCTTTTCATGATGCCATAAGTTATTAAAACAAAAATATCTCTGTCGATCAGTTTGCATTTTCAACTCTCCTCATCATTGCTAATAAAGTATCGTAAGGTATCCATGCAGGTTCTTCTTCATCAAACTGCACTTGAACCTCAGTAAAGTTCTTTTGTAAGTACCTAGAATAAGACTCTCTTACCATCTTAACTGGACTTAAAGGGTTATTCATATCAAGTAACGCATTAGTTTCCATTTTACTATAAAACATCATAAAAAACAACTATATCCAATTAAAGTTTACTACAATTCTTCTCCCAAACTTATCATTATTGTACGGCATACCGCCATGTTTAATATGGCAGGGAAAAGTAACAAATCTGTTAGCAACACTTTCAACTTTAGTACCATCCTCAAATAATGTATAACCATCATTTGTATTAACATAATAAATGCCTGTAGTCATTACACCTTTATTCTCAATACAAAAATCATTATCCACATGATAAATCTTTTCCTCATCAATGGGTTGTAGTTGTTTACTTAAAGTTAAATTAGCTTTAACTCTATGTAATGCTATTGGTTTAATTTTATGTATAATAGGTGATAAAACACTAAACATAGTCATATTAGTTATCTGATAATTTCCATATCCTAAACTAATAAACTGTATGTTACCATCACCCATTGTAGTAACACCATTTACCCAATACCAAGGGACACTATCACCATTCAATCCTCTTTCATTATCAAGAAAGTATTGATATATTGGCGAATACTCTTCATCACTCAAAAAATCATTATATATTTTAATATCAGACATTATGTATAATAATTAAAGTTAATTAATACTCTACGATTTGCATCAGTACAAGTTGTTCCAGTATGCTTTAGATAACCAGTAAATTTAACTAAACGATTACCAATACTCTCCACCTTAGTACCATCCTCAAATAATGTAAAACCATTATTACTATTTACATAGTATATTGCAGTTGTTATCTTCTCAGCAGTTTTAGGTGCAACATCACAATGAAAAGAGTTCTTAAAGATTTTTAATTCTTCAGATCCAATAATCATATTACATTTAATTCTATTAAGTGCAACCATAGATTCCTTTTTAATAATAGGTTTTACTATATCAAAATATGGACTTAATATGGTATGATCCATAAAAAGTATATGAATAAATTGAAAATACTTATCTGGACAAGGTGATGATGCAATATGATCTACAAAATTCCAAGTAAAGGAATGATGAATATCTCCACCATCATTATATCCTAACATACAATCGTGAATAATAGAATACTCTCGATCTGGTAGATAATTATCAAATACTTCTATTTCCATATTTACATTATAAAACCCCTAACTGAATAAGTCAAGGGTTTTCTTAATATTCGATTTAAATAGGTTTACTTAAGGTGGATGTGAATGAATTAACATGTTATCCTTGAATAGAGTTTGCAGTTTGACTTAAACTAAAACCTCCTTACATATTCGTTTACAACTTGAAGCAGTGTCTTCGCAGTCAATTAAGCACTCATAGTATTCTGCTAGTAAATCGCTATGCGGATCAACTATATCTTCTGATCCCGATAACTGATTGTGCGGTATTAAGTTGTGCATAAAAAACTCCGTAAACAACAATTAGTAGACCCATAACAAAGGAGTTTGAATCATCTTGTTCTCCTCGATTCTATCATTATTTATGGTAAATGTGTTCGTATCATCAACTACACTTAACAAAAATTTATGCCTAGTAGAAGGCAGGATCTATCCCATCAGGATCATAAAAATCAGGACAAAGCATAGCACCTGCTAGTTCCTTTGCCTCATCATTACGCTCACATAGTTTGTTCATCCATATTCTCTCATTAAGATCAACTGTTCCATCAGTTGTTATGATTCTACAGATAATATCTGTTAATCTCAATTTTTCTCCTCTTGCCATCTTAGTCACGTTGCCTCCAATCGTCTGATCTTTCTTGATGAAACCAATCCACAACATCTTGTGGATCTCCAAAACCCCTACGGTGATTGTTTGAATCGGGGTCTCCTAAATTCAAACTATTCAGAAAAGAATCGGTAGGGTCTGTACTGATTCTTCTTGCAGTCTGTAACATGCCTCTTGCTGCGGTATTTGCCTTTGCTAATTTTTCTGCCCAGATCATATCGTCTAAACTTACTTCAACTCCAGCACCTATATCTTTACATATAGATGCTAGTCTCAAACGGTATTGCGTAGATAGCATAAAATAACCTAATAGGTCAAATTATTTATCCTAATGAATCAATCGCTACTGGTAGTATAGCATACTCCTTACGTTGTATAGCTTTAGTTAATGAATCTACATCATCATCAAGTAATATAGGAACCTCACCTTGCATTATAATCTCTCCACCATCTAACTCTTCATTCACATAGTGAACAGTACATCCAGTAATAGTATCACCTGACTCCATTGCTTGCTCAACAGCATGTAATCCTTTATACTTTGGTAGTAATGATGGATGCACGTTAATGATAGGACAATGAAATGCAGATGGATTCTTTAATACTCGCATATAACCTGCTAGTATGATAAGATCTACACGATATGCCTCAAAAAGTTTTATCATTTGATCTTCATCTTTATGAGCAACCCTACAGTGAGGTATTCCCCATTTTGCTGCTCTTGCAATAGCACCACACTTCTTTGTATTGTGTATCATCAATACTACTTCATGTTTATTGCAGTTAGGATTTGTAATTATGTTCTCGAAGTTGGTTCCGTTGCCAGAACACATAATTCCTAATCTCATTTGGTTTGCTCCGAAACTATTGCCTGTAACTTACCATCCTTATCAACAGTAATGTTTATTTGATGCTGTAGATCATTATCAGTATCCATAAGTCTAATATCTATTGCAGCACCTTCTCCATAACATGACATAATTAATCTACTACATTTTATATCCCATTTTGATGGACTATTAGCGTGTTTATACACAGGATGTGAGTTCTTATCCTCATACCCCTTTACCCAAGGTGTATTTACATTTAAGTTAAACCAGTTTTTCATAAACTCATTTTAATTTTCATAGGATTAATTACTTCAACTTGAACAGGTTTACTAAGAATCTCAGCAAGTCTGTGATAAGCAAAAGCAGTCATTACTTGAGGTGCTATAAAAGCAACCATTGCTATAACCCAAAAGAAATAATAATAATTTTCTTTATTTTGTGTTCTCATAGTGCTGGATACTCCTCGTTGCGTACAAACTCTGTTTTCTTGGTCTTAAAGTCTTCCATCAATCTCTGCACTTGTTTCTTATCAAGTCCAGCAAGTTGCTCACAGTTCTCTAAGCAACGGTAGATACATTCTCTATCACTTATGGGTGGAGAGATCTCCCACCCTTGCTCATCATAATACTTCTTACCCTCAGTAACTTGTGCCTCTAAGTGCGAAAGATCTTGTGCCTTAGAAGGGTTCTTATAATTATGCTTTTCCATCTTCATCTCTTGGAACCCAGTTCTCACCGTTCCACTCATATCCTGGTCTTCCAAGATAGGAAACTTCCGTCTCCCACTCAACAAGTGCTTCTTTAATGATCTCTTTTATCCAATTTCTAATCATTCCCATTTTTCATAAGGTGGTTCAGGTTCATTAATGCGGTGAGCAAACTTCTCACTATCAAAATATGATCTACCTCTCTTACCATCTCTCTCATCTAATACTTCATTGATAAGTATCTTCATCTCTCTAACCATTTCAGGAGTATGTAACCTACGAGGATATATCATCATAGGTTTATGTGGTTGTGCTTTACCAGTTGGTTTATAATTAGGATCAGTAGGGCCACTCATCCCCTGTGTATCAATCTTACTCATAATTAATACTCCCTATGATCTGACATATAATGTTCACGCAATGTTCCACTCATTAAAGTTTCACTAATTTCACCATTAGGTGTACTAATTGTTGGTTCTATATGATTATTTTTCTTACCAAATGGCAATGGTTCTGTATAAGGATTAGGCATTGCTTGAACCATCTCAATCACCTGATCCCTTATCTCCATTAATTCGTGATAACATTGTTGATTATGAGAACATCCTCTCAATCTATCATCAGGTTTATGTAAAGACTCCAACATAAGAGTCTTACCACGATCCCATTTTTCTTGTTTAGTCTCACTCATAAAAACTTCTCCAATGACCCTTTCTTCTTAAGTTTGTTTTCAATAGAAATTTGTTTCTTTATGTATGTTACTGCATCATTATAGTTTTTGGCAGTGTGCATATACTCACCATTGTGAATAATACCCAACTTCTTTTTACTTCCCATAAGAGGAATTGCTGCCCATGATCCATCCTTATTCACCCATCCTTCAGGTTGTCCACCATCAGGATCAAGAATGTCTCTATTAGGGCAAGTATAAAACTTACGATAGTCAGCACTTACTCTACTACCCATCTACCTAATTTCTCCTTCTGCAAGTTTGCTTGCCTTGAGTAGGTCTTTAGATGTTTTAGCTGCTGCTTTACCTGACTTCTCATACCACTCTTGAATTAATCTTTCGCCTTGTTCATCATCACCAACAACAGTAAAGTATCTTCCTAAACCTTTACCGCCAGCAGCACCACCTACCATCATACCACTCTGCATTACTGCTGGTGCGGTAATCAAACAAAATGGGCCAAGAAACATACAAGTACCTAGTCCAGCAGCAAAACCTACACCAGCACCAGCAGCACCACCTATGATAGCACCTGCTGTATTAAATGGTTTCTCTTCTGTTTCCCATTGAACTACAGTAGCAACCTTACCTATTGGATGTGTTACCCCTGTCTCATCTATTGTAACCTTACATTCTTCCCACAATTCCTTCTCTTCTTCCTGACCAACAAGACATAGTGGATCTTTTGCACCTTGTTGTAGTGTCTTATGTGTAACCCTAGCACCTGGTCTTATACTAGATGCTAGTGTTGCAGTTGGTAACAGCATTGATGCTGCTACTAATGCTGTTAATAGTTTCTTCATTTCTTAGTTGTGTTACTTCGTGTTCTGTTTATAATAGAGATAAACTTATCTCCAGCAAATGTGCCTCCAAGACACACATCAATCTCATCACCATCTTTCCAGTTGGTTTCACCATTCATTTTGGTATGTTGCATTAATACTGCAATCTTGTTAATTACATCTTCAGTTAATCTCAACTTGCCCTCCAAGCAACATAGCAAATAAATCCTAAACCTAATAGTATAGAAAAGGTAATAGGGAAAAATGGTATTACAGTAAATGCGTGTAATAATTGTACAAGAACAATACCATAGAAAATGTACATAATCCACATTCCTATTTTATTGTGCCTACTTCCCCTTTTATATTCTGGTGGATCTAAATTATACTTCCAATAATCATTAGAAAAGTATTCACTAGGATGTATTTTTCTACTCATAATCCACCATCATTTTTGGACTTTTTAAAGTACGAACAGGAGACTTATCTTCAATTAAATCCTGTAATGTAAACAAACTTATAAGTTCTAAATTTGCTTCTTTCATGTTATCATCTGCCTCACCATCTTCTTGCCTATCAACAATAGAAATAACACGATTAACTACATAACCAGCATCACGCAATCTTTCTACTGCTACAATAGAAGATCCACCTGTAGTAATTACATCCTCAAGAACTGTGACTTCAGATCCTTCAGGTAATTTTGGCCCCTCTATGTAAGCATTAGTTCCATACCCCTTTGCTTGTTTACGAACAATTAAAGATGCAAGTTTAATCTTATTATTACCTAGAGCATATCCCATCATAGCAACACCAGTAACCAATGGATCAGCACCTAAAGTCAGACCACCTACTGCCTTAACATTAGATTCAATATGTTCCAATATCATTGGACATATTTTACATAAAGATTCACCATTTAAAGTAATCGACTTACAATTAACATAGTGTTGAGTTTTTCTACCAGAAGAAAGAGTAAAATCACCCTTCTTATAACATCTATCCTTTAAAAGATGTAGTACCTCAGACCTATAATCCCAAGTGTCTACAAGATATTCTAATACCATTTTACTATATTACTATATTAGCAAAAATAACTTCAGCACCAGGATTTCTTGCAATAGCAATATCCTCTGCTTGAAATACATCATCAGTAAAAACTGTTTCAACAAATTGCCTTCCATTTAAAATGAGTTTAACTTCGACACGAGGGCCAGAACTGAATAATCCAAACATAGAAGTTTTCCTTTAGTTGTACTAATTATACAAGATCTAATATGTTTATGCTAGGTTCTTGTGACACTTCTTCAACTGGATGATATTCTGCAACTCTCTTCTGAATCAAGTTACCATAATCTTCGTGTAGTTCACATCCAATGTAATCTCTACCTAACGATTTTGCCACAGCAGCAGTAGTTCCTGATCCCATGAATGGATCTAATACAATGTCTCCTTTCTCGCTCCCTGCCTTGATACAGGGTTCAATTAGATCGGGTGGATAAGTAGCAAAATGTGCCCCCTTGTATGGTTTCTTAGTTACAGTCCATACTGATCTCTTATTCTTCTTCTCATAACTCTTAGTTAATCCTGAGTGTGGAGTTTGTCCATACTCATTTGTACTTGTGTACTTACCTTTACTTCTATCTCTGGTTCCCCAATCTTTTGCTGGTTCCTTTATTGCTTCATTATCATAAAAATACTTCTTATTCTTACTAAACAAAAAGATATATTCATGTGCTTTAGTACACCTATCCTTTACACTCTCAGGCATTGGATTAGGTTTATGCCATATAATATCCTGTCTCAAATGCCATCCATCTGCTCGCATTGCGAAGGCGAACATCCAAGGGATTCCAATGAGGTCTTTTTCTTTGAGTCCTCCGATTCTATTCGCTCTACGAGGACACACATCTGGTAGGTCTTGTTTAGTATGCGAGACTGTTTGTTTTGCCAATCCTTGTCCCCTTCCAGGTCGGTAATTATAGTAACTATCGCCAAGATTAACCCAACAAGTTCCATCATCTGTGAGCACATTTTTTACCTCCTTGAATACTTTAACTAGCTCATCAATAAATTCTTCTGGAGTTTGCTCCAGACCTATTTGTGAATCTTCACCACCATAATCTCTTAGACCATAGTAAGGTGGAGATGTAACACACATCCTTGCCTTCTCATCAAACTCCTTAAGAGTTTCACGACAATCGCCAAATAAAATAGTATCTCTCATAATATTATTCTACCCCATCAACCCAACATTTAAAAGAATTTAGATGCCATTGTGAATAAAAGTAATATTTCGCCTCTTCACCAGCATTAGTAATTAAACATCCATCATGCCAATCATATTTCTTTGCTGCCTTATATACATTCTCAAAGTATCTATCCATTGTAAATGGAATAGACTTTGCATATTCCCAGAAAGGAGTATCAAACTTAGAACCATGCTGATAATGCCATAGTACAAATGTTTCAATCTGTTGCATTGCACCATGAATATGGTCATTCATATATTCTTTATCTGCTCTTGTAGGTAACAAAGGTTTATGTTTATGCCCATAGATACTATTTCCATCAATACTATCCATTTGATTAATATAATCCCAAGCAACTTGGCATACTTTCTGATAAAATGCAGTAGATGTAGCTTCTAATGGTTCTAAAAATGCACATCTATTACCATTAAGAATAGTTCTATCACCAACACAAACATCTTTTGCAATGTAATTACCAAATGTTAAATTAGAACCATCAGTTTCAGGAAGATCAAATCTTTCTAAAAAATCTTCTCTTGCTACCTGTGTTGATGTTATTGTATCATTATACAAATAACCATAGGATACACTATCCAGATTAGGAATAACAAATGCCCATCCATTAGGAGTAGCAACAGTTCTTGTATAATGTAAATCAGGATCTCTACCTTCCTTTCTATAAAGAAGTGCAGAGTTTAAAGGATTCTTTAATGGTAGATATTCAGTTTCACCACTCTTATCTTTACCCCTACAATCAATAATCCAATCAGCATCTACTTCACTTTCAGGATCATTAATAGTTTTCTCAGTAACATTAAAAACACCTGATTCTAATACTGCCTTAGATAATAAACTTGGAACATAGTGCATAGACATTGCATCTTTAGTAAATGGATGAAATATCTCATCATTCTTTTTACCCCACCCTTCATATAATATACCACTTTTGAATGTTGCACCAATATTATTATTGTACCAATTAGTCCCTAGAATTGACTCAAAATACAATAAGGGTGCTAATGTTGTACCTTGTCCAACTTTTTCCATTGGATGCTCAACAGGACTATGATATATGTCTATCTCAATTCCATGAGATCTACCATAATGTTGAAAATGTAATGCAGATATACACCCTGCATTACCAGCACCAAGAATTGCTATCTTCATTTAGTATTCCACTCCTCCAAAAGTTTTGAACTACTATTCATCTTATTATCACCACCAACACCAAATTCAAATATAACTCTAGGATCATCTTTATATTTAATATATTCTGGAGTATTCATTCTACCACGATCTCCTCCATTTGCAAAGACCACTTCATCATATACCTGCAATGCCATATAAATCGCATCATTAGCAGTATCATCTTTATCTCTAAATTCAATAACAACATCAGGAGTCTTTAACTCTTTAAGAACTGACATTCTCTCATCTATATTCATAAAAGGTTTTCCCTTTTTTCTTCTTAACCAATCATCAGAATTTACAGCAACACATAATGTATCACCAAATTCCTTTGCCGCCTTGAAGTAAGCAATATGTCCACTATGTAATGGATCAAATCCACCAGTAACTAATACAACTTTATTCATATTGATCTAATGAATTGTAGATCATAATCTTCAGATTCCTCAAAGTAATCTCTTGATTCATTGAGTTGATTATAACCAATTAAAAAGAAATCTTCTGGTTCAGGATCAGCTGATGCTGTATATACTGCTCCAGTATCTTTAAAATTATATAATTTATCTGAGGATATGCAACATGCCTTACCACTCTTTACATCAGAAACTATAAAGTAATCAGCAAGTTTATCCTCATATTCTTTTGCTGCTCTCCTATTTTTAATTATTAAACCTCTAATCGCTGTACCTGATTTGTTCTTAAACTGTGTTACCTTTGATTCATAAGATACTTTATCTTTAGTAAGTAAATCAATACCAGGTAGATTTACCCTTTCAAGTAAACCATTACTATATTCAGCAAGTGCTTTCTCAACCATTTCACCTGCTTTTGGAAATCTTAAATTGTTATCAGTATAACCTCTAATTGCATATAGAAGTTTGGATAATCTATCCAACTGAAAGGTTTTGAAATCAATCATCTTTTAATAACAGAAATTGCAGGTTCACCCTTATTGAACACAGTATCAACTACTGCCTCAACCTTTCTTGCGGTGCTAATCCCAACATTATTATACACAGGAATACATACCTTTCCGTGAGTCTTATGACACTTTCCTAATCGGATCACTCTACCAATCGTTTGACTGATGCTAATATAATCCATATTCCTCATAAACAATGCTGCCTCAAGACCTGCAACATTAATACCTTCTGAAAGGATGCTGTGATGGAGTACAATAAACCTTGTATCATCTCTACCCCATCCATTCAATGTATTAAAAAACTCCTCTCTACCCACCTTTTTACCATTGATTATAGCACCTGTTTTAGCAGTGATATACATCCAATTATATCCATTCTCCTTTAACTTATAGCAAAAATCAGTTTGAGATACTAAACTAATAATCTGCTTAGTAGATTTGGCACATATAAGAACCTTATCCACACTCAAGTTATCAATAGCACTGAGAATATTCTCTGATTCAGTTTCAGCATATATCTCATCTTTTTGAAGCAATCTGGTTTTATATACCTCAACTTTAGGTGGAAGGATATAACCTTCATTAACCAACTTAGGTGCTGGTACATTCATAATTACATCACCATATACTTCCTTATAATTCATTCCAACTTTCTTAACAGCAGAACTATGCTTAGGAGTAGCAGTAAAGAAATAGCACCTGTTAGCACCCACAGTTGCAAAATGTTCCACAGCAGGGAAAAAGTTTCTATTAACACTGTTATGTGCCTCATCAAAGTAAATGGTATCTACATCAACTGTAGACCTTTTAACCTTATCAAGTGAATGATAGGTAGTAAATATAATCTTATTTCCTTTTGTTCTTCTATACCACCAATAAATATCCCAAACATTTGTTGAAGAATAGTGGGATGTTTCCCCACTATGGACGTGCATCACAGATACATCATCAATCTGTTCCAAAAACTCAGAAGATAATTGCTCTGCCAATAAGATACGAGGAGCAACTACAACAATAGTACCCCCTTTCTTAGCATCTTCTATCATACACATGGTTTTACCACCACCTGTAGGAACAATGATTTGCCCCTTAGAATGGTTTGCCATAGCATCCAGAGCATCAATTTGGTGTGGACGTAATGGCATCACTAAACTTTAATATGGATATATTATAGCATAAAAAAAGACCCCCGAAGGGGTCTTGTGACAGTTAGAGATCAGTCCCTCAAATTTCTATCAATAGCATTTTGGTGTTCTGTTGCAGTAAGAGAAACCATAGTAGATACTAATTGAGGATTCTTTTTTGCATAACCCTCACCAAGTCTAGCATCAACACTTTGAACTGCGTGATGTAAGTATAGGTCTGTAATAAACTCTGCCTCACAGAGAGGATTCATTTGTTGTGTCATGTGTTTGTATATGTAACGACAATCCTACTATACCATAAAAAAAGAGGATGTCAATCCCCCCCATTGGTTCTTAAAGAATTATAAAGCTTCCCGTACAACCATACCAAAGGTATGTATAAATTCCAGAATGTTAACCCAGTTTACAAAGTGGACTAGGTACGGTCACACTTCCTATCAAATCCATTATAGTAGTCTCATAATTAATTAATCCAATGACTAATGGACTAGTCGCTGCTATACAAGAACAGGTTGATCCATTCTTTAAAGAGCAAGAAGAAGTTCCCAAAAAAACAAATACAATTTACGTTCATCAATTTCCATCAATAGTGAGATTGTATGATCTTGGTGACCCAGATTATACTAAATTTGGTTTACCTTTGTATGTTGGTGAAACCTTAACCGAAAGAACGATAGGAAATAATTTAATTCGATTCACTGATGGAGATTATTCCAAATGTCCAGAAGCTGTTAATCTACTTGCTAAATGGGAAGTACATCCTGATCTTAGTGATTATGATGTTCGGGAAGAAATGAGAAAGATTGGATGGAGTAAAACAAATCCTTTTGGTGGTTCACCAGAACTAAGAGTAAATCCTTTAGAGACTAATTGGTCTCAAGCAGTTCATAATATTGGTGAACTGGTAAAGAGAATGGATAATTATTATAGAACCTATCAAAAAGATACAGGATTCTCTCCATTAGTTACTAAGAAGAACTCAAAGAAAAGAAAAGATGATATGCACAGAATCCCTGATCGTCAAGTAATATTTGATCTATGTGAAAGGTTGAAAGATTTACCAAAAGATGCTAGAATATACATTCCACAAGATGCTCATGGACACTTTTGCAATTATTTGATAACAAAAATGGGATTCACCAATCTCTTTACAGATCAAGCATACAAATATTTTGCTAAAGATGAGTTTATTGATAATCCAGAATATATAACTCGTATCACCCAAAATCAATTCAAAGGAAAACACATGAAATTTGATGCAATCATTGGTAATCCTCCTTATGGTACAGGTGGTAAACTAGCAGTTAGTTTCTTGAATAAATCAGGAGAGAAAGTAGGTGAAAATGGACAGATCCTCTTAGTTTTACCAAGATCACTTAAAGGTGATTCCAATATGAATTTGGTAAATCTCGATCTACATTGCAAATCTAGTGAAGATGTTGATCCTAAATGTTTTCCTACTGGAATTGATGCGTGTATTCAAGAGTGGGAAGTAAGAAATTGTAATAGAAAATTAATTCCAGTATATAGAACACATTTAGATTTCCAATTCTTAAAATATGAAGACAGATTTGACGCAGATGTTTTTATTGGAGAATTTGGTGATGGCCCATCTGGTAAAGTTTTAACTAAAGATTTTACTCATTATGCAAAAGGACATAATTTTATTAAAGCAAAACCAGAGATTGTAGAGAGATTGGTAAATCTCGAACCAACTTTACGGAAAGTTGCTAAAGCAGATACTAATGGTAGAGGTCACTGTGGCAAGAATAAAATAATCAAAGCATATATGGAGGCATATGATAAAGTTTGAAGATTACATCTATACTAACAATAATGCTTTACCAGAAGATCTGTGTAAAGAAATTATTGATAGATTTGAAAATGATGATAGAAAACAAGCAGGTCATATACTAAGAAGAGGTCAATTAGTTGTTGATAAAACTCTAAAAGATTCTGAAGATCTTTTTATTAGTCCCTTTAAAGAATGGAAAGACATTGATAATATACTTTCAAAAAATGTTTCAGAAAATATACAAAACTATCTCGATCATTGTTATGAAGGTTTTAATCAACTAGATCCAGTACCAACTCCATTTGGAAGTTGTAAGTTTGAAGATGCAGGTTATAATGTAAAAAGTTACGAACCAGGTGGATATTTTAATTGGCATAATGATAATACCCAAGAAGATCATCCTAGAATGTTTGCTATGCTATACTATCTAAATGATTTAACAAATGATGGTGGTGGTCATACAGAATTTGCAGATGGAACATTAGTTACTCCAACTGTGGGAAAGCTAGTTATGTTTCCTGCCGTATGGAATTTCATACATCGTGGATGCCCACCCCTCAAATCTAAAAAATATATTATCTCTACTTACATACACTAATGGCAAAGAATAAACACAATCAAGAAACAGGATCTAGTATAGAAAGATCTGATGAAAGAATAGCAGAAACTCAAGAAGTCTTTACACCTCCTGAGATCTGTAGAGAAATGATAGAAAGAATACCATTAGAAACTAGAAAGAACCCAAAGTCAAAGTTTTTAGATAACTCTGCAGGTTCTGGTAACTTTCTAGTTGAGTTAAGAGATGAATTAGTTAAGTATCATAATCTCGATCACGTACTAGATAATATGCTTTATTGCATAGAATTAATGGAAGATAATCATAAAGAAATATGTGAACGTCTAGACGTATCAATAGATCACCCACATTATGTTTGTGCAGATGCTTTAGAATATGATTATAGTTTTGGTGAACCTATTGGAGTTGAATTATTCTTTACTTAATCGTACAGTTTTTACTATTTGTACCACCAGGACCAGTTGCATTTACAGTATAAGTTGTTGTTCTCTCTGGACTCATTGTAGTAGTACCAGAAGAACTAGCAGGTAAAGAGAATGTTGGATCGTTAGGATTAGATGATCCAAATATTCTAGTAACCTGTCCACTAACATTCCAAGTCATAGCAGCAGCTGTATAAGGTACATCTAAAGTTGGATGCCATAACTCAAAAGTCTGGTTAGCATCAGTACCATGACTATCAAATAATATAATCTTTTTAGTATTATTTGATAGTTGATTTGGATTTGGATAAGTAGTGCCATTAGTAGCATTTAAACCAGTCCATGTAATAGGATATTCCCCTTCAGGTAAAGAGATAACATCACTCATAAACACACCATCTTCTTGTATTTTAGTGAAATCTAATGAACAACAAGTCCAATCTCTTTCGGAAAGTTCATCTGATTCATCAGTATCACCAGGACCTTGTAACCAGAAAGCAACACCACCTGGATTATAATACCAATTATTATTAGCACCTGGTGCTGGTTCTTGTCCTGGAGGGAAGGAAGAGTTTGTTATTGTTACAGTTAAATCATATTGTCCTGCAGCCAACGTAAAGTTTGGTACTCTTATAAAATCAGAAGTAGGATTACTAAATGTTTCTACTTCACCTAAAGGAAATCCTCCAGGGAAAGTAGGTCCTTTTATAGAGAATTTTGCATTATTATCTGCCTGTGCTTTAAATGTATAAGCATTAGCACCACCAGTAACATTAAATCTATAAACTGCGGTTTGAGCTTGATCTGGTAAGCAATCAGTTGGAGTTCCTCCATTTGAAGATGCAGGGAATACTGCATATTCTCTCATAAACGGAGACCAAGCAACATCCATAGCATATGATATTGGATTGTCATAAGATCTACCCCAGTATGCTCTACCAGCAGCAAAAGTTTGAGCAAATCCACCAAATGACATACTATCCAACGCATATCCTTTATCAGCTTTATCAGTCCAACTATGTTTCATCCTGAAGTCGCAAGTACCTGGACCACTAACCATTAAATGACTAACAGGATTTTCCTTAAATCTTACATAGTAAGGAGCCCCGATTGTTACTGTAGGAGCATCAGGATTTGGTGCTGGTTGTGAACCTGCACCTTCACAAGGTCCATCATATCTTCCTTTTATTGAACTATTACTAATATTACCACCAAGTACAAATGGAGATCCGCAAATAGCTGCACCAGCTTTACCACCATCACCATCTATACCAGTAGTTGATTGTCCTGGTTGACCATAATCACCACCATCTCCACCTTTACCACCATCAGTAGAACAAAGTCCAGTATCTACTCTAAGTTCAGCACCAGATAAACAAGTTGGACAACCACCTTCAGTACCATCTTCTCCAGCTTTTGCATTTTGAGGTCCACCACCAACCCATTGTGTATATCCATATCCAGCACCCCAGCCGCCCATTCCACCTTTACCTTGGATTGGATTCTCAGAAGGAACTGAATTTAAACAAGTTCCAGTTTGCCAATTTGCCTTACAAACAGTAGTACACCAAGTTCCAAACCAACTATCAATACAATCAGGACCATATCTACAACATCCACCACTTGCCTGTGCTATTAAAGTATCTCCACCATCACAACCTGGAGTTGCACCACAAGCTGCATTAGCAGCATATTCTTTATCACATATACCTTTCATCGCATCCAATCCATCAGGATGGATATATCCCATTGCACCCTGTTCTCCACCACCTCCACCACCATAAATCTTGGCATTATTACCAACATATACTTGAGTAGTATTTCCTGTATGAACTATCTTTAACGCAGTACCACCATCTTTACCTGGATCACTCTTAGTTTTATCTGTTTGAGTAGCATAATTAAATAATGCTTCTCTACCAGCAGATCCATAAATCGCACCATCAACTTGAATCCTAAAATTATTTGCAGGTATAGGATTACTTGGCGTTAATCTAGCAGCAGGGACTTTATCATTACCTACTCCCCCACCACCTACTGTACCATTATTACCAGTATCACCACTTCCACTTATCATATCCAGAAATGTAATTTTCTGAACATTTCTTGTTATATTTCCATATGAATTATTAGTACTATCTACTCCACTTGTTCCACCATTTGACCAATCAATACCATTACCACCAGTAAATCTAGCCATACTCAATTCTGTGGCATTAGATCTTTGATCTGCATAATATCTCTTAATTGAACCTCTCATTTGAGATGCTTTCCAATTAAATTCAGTAGTAGCTGCTATCTGTTCATTCTCAGTAGAATTTGGAACAATAGGATCTAATTCATCAACATTAGTATTCCTTTTCATCTCTGATGCAGAAACAGGAACTGCATTATTAACAGGATATATTTCTTTAAAATATTGTCTCATCTTGCTCCATTTAATAGGAACACTACCTGTAAAATAAGGACCTGCTTTCTCAACATCAAAATATGGTCCACTCTGATGTTGTGTAAGAGGACCACCATTAGATACTTTATTACTATTACCAGGATTAGTACTACCAGTTGATGATTGTACTATAAGTTTTCCACCCATTGCAGCATGATTACCACACTGATAATAATAAGTTCCTGTTGATCCTGCTGGAGCAATCCAAGTAACTGTTTGTGTTTCAGATCCTTGACCGCTAACACCTGCTATTTGATTAGCAGTTCCAGTAACAGGATCACTTTTAATATAAAATGGATGCCCTGAAGCATTTACTAAAAAATTAACTCTATCTCCTTCCCTAATAGTTACATCTACATCATTACCATTTACTGAACCATTTCTATCTGTTCCTGAAAGATTATACCCAGTATTACTTGGTGCTATTACATCAATATTATATCCTGGTAATGGTGCAACACTTAATACTGTAATGGTTCCACCCATTGCAGCATGATTACCACACTTATAATAATAAGTTCCTGCAGCTCCAAGTGATGGTGTCCAGTTAACCGTACCATCAGTTGCTCCATTATTAATTACACCATTAACTAAATCTCCACTTCCTGTTGTATCTGTTGTTTTAATGTAGAACGGATGACCCGTTGCATCTACATGAAAATTAATTCTCTCACCTTCTTTAATTCTTACTTCTGGATTACTTGGCATTATTCCTAGATAGTTCCGTCTGTATCATTTCCTATTAATATATATTCATTATTGTTAGGTGCTGTTACGTCAACATTAAATCCTGGTTGAGATGTATCCTTAACAGTAACTCCAAGAGTATTACCAACTTGATTATTTCTAGCAGAATCACTGAATAATTTTATCTGAATAATTTCTGTACCCTCTTCAGCCATATCTTTTGCAAGAGCATGAGAGAAACTAAACGTATTAGAAATAACAGTACCTTGTCCTTCAATAGATCCAGTTGTTAAATCACTTGAATTAATACCTTCTAATTTCCACCAAAGATCAGTAGAATCTACAACATTAGTTGTTGTTACTGTTGTTGTAAATGTATCACCTTCCCTAATAATAGATTCTGGTGTTGATAAAACATAAACTGGATTAGAAGTTGTTGATGTATCAAATATTGTAATTATTGATGTATTTGCTACATTATTAGTATAACCAGAATCTGTATATAATTTAATTGCAATTTTCTCTGTTCCTTCTGTTGTAGCATCCTCCGCAACAGTATGAGAGAAAGCAAAACCACCACTAGAAATATTTCCAGATCCACTTAATGCACCTGAAGAAAAATCACCAGCATTTATAGTTCCAGTATGCTCATCTATTATCCAATATAAAGTAACTCCATCATTAACATTAGTTGTTGTTACTGTTGTTGTAAATGATTGCCCCTCATTCAACTGAGTTACACTTGGAGATATACTATAGGTTGGTGCTTGAGATGTTGATGTATCATTAATAGTAATACTGAGTGTATTACCAACCTGAGTTGTTCTTGCAGAATCAGTAAATAACTTAACCATCATAGTTTCTGATCCTTCTGTTAGAATATCATTTCTAAGAGTAGTACCAAATGCCTTAGAACCAGTAGCATCAGTAACGATATTACTTTCTAAAATTCCTTCATTAAAATCAGATGCAGTTATATTTGTACCACTAAATTGCCAATATAAAGTTGTATTTGATGCAACATTAGTAGTTGTTACTGTAATAGAAAGGAATTGTCCTTCATTAACTGGATCTAAATTTGAAGAAAGTGAATATGTAGGAGTAGCAGAATCAGTTGAAGTATCATTAATTGTAATTACTGTTGAAGTTGCTACAATATTACTAAAACCAGCATCAGTAGCTAATACAATCGCAAACTTTTCTTCTCCTTCTGTTGTTGTATCAGCAGCAACAGTATGTTGGAAAGTAAATTGACTACTTGATGTCGTACCAGCACCATTCCAAGCACCTGAAGAAAAATCAGCAGCACTTACAGATCCAGTATGCTGATCTAATTGCCAATATAAAGTAGTTCCATCAGCAACATTACTTGTAGTAACTGTAGTTGTAAGAGTTTCTCCTTCATTTATTGAAGTTTTGGATGGAGATATAACATAAGTAGGTGTTGAAGGAGTTTGAGATGTATCATTAATAGTAACACTAGCCTCAGCAACCTTAACTGTTCTTGCAGAATCTACATATAATTTAACTGCAATGGTTTCACTTCCTTCAGTTGTTGCATCACTAGCAAGAGTATGAGTAAAGTTAAATGTATTATTAGATATAGATCCAGATCCAGTTAATGCTCCTGTAGAAAAATCATTACCATCAATATTAGTACCTTCTAATCTCCAATATAAAGTAGTTCCATTAGATACATTAGTTGTTGTTACTGTTGTTGTGAATGAAGAACCTTCATTTACAGATGTTGGATTAGGACTTATACTATATGTTGCTTGAGGTATAGAAGTATCATTAACAATAATACTAAGTGTATTACCAACCTGAGTTGTTCTTCCAGAATCGGTATATAATCTAACAGCAATAGTTTCACTTCCTTCAAGTGTTACATCATTATCAAGAGTATGACTAAAATTAAAAGTTCCTTGTGCATTAATAGTTCCAGATCCAGTTAATGATCCTGACGAGAAATCGGAAGATGTTATACCAGTTCCTGATAGTTCCCAATATAAAACTGTTCCATTAGAAACATTAGTAGTTGTTACTGTTGTAGTAACAGTAGAACCTTCATTTAGAGTTGTACTACTTGCAGAAAGACTATAAGTTTTAGATTGAGAAGTATCAGTAATTGTGATTGTAGATGTATTTGCTACATTATTAGTATGACCAGAATCAGTATATAATTTAATTGCAAATTTTTCTTCACCCTCAGTTAAATTATCAGCAACAATGGTGTTAGTAAAGCTAGCTGAACCATTATTAATTGATACAGATCCACTCATTCCGTTAGAAAAATCAGATGTGTTTATTGCTCCAGTATGTTGATCTATTAACCAATAAAGAGTAGTTCCATTAGAAACATTTTGCGTTGTTACACTTGTTGTAAGAGTATCTCCTTCATTCAGAGTAGTATTTGAAGGAGTAATAGTATAGGTAGGTGTAGTAGGAGCTGTTGATGTATCTTGAATAACTACAGAATTATTACTAGCAACCTCGTTTGTTCTACCAGCATCAGTATATACTTTAAAAATTATTCTCTCATTACCTTCTGTGACTAAATCTTCTCTAATAGTTTTAGTAACAGCAGCACCATTATTATTAATTGTTACACTACCAGTTAAAGAAGAAGGAGTAAAATCGGTAGAGGACATAACACTTCCAGTTATTTCCCAATATAAAGTAGTACCATTAGCAACACCTGATGTTCCAATACCATATGAAAAAGTTTCCCCTTCATTTGGAGTAGTTTTTGTAGGAGATATTGCATATGATGAAGAAATAGATGTATCAATAATTTGAATAGAAGTAGTAGCAACCTGTATTTGCCTTGAACTATCAGTAAATAATTTTACATTAAGAGTTTGTGTTCCTTCGGTAGTTAAATCGTTAGCAAGAGTATGACTAAACTGGAATGATCCTTGACTATTAACAATTCCAAATCCAGTTAATGATCCTGAAGAGAAATCAGAACTATTAATTCCTGCTCCATCTAATCTCCAATATAAAGGAGTAAAACTATCAACGTCTGTAGTAGTAATAGTAGTAACAAGCGTACTACCTTCATTAACACTAGTACTAGGAGAAAGATTTATAACATAAGTTGGATTAGAGGGTTGTTCAGGTAATCCTACACTATCATCAACATTTAAGTAGTAATATACTTCACCTTGAGATCCGATTACAAAATTACCATTTACAGTACTTATTTCAAGAGCAGTCCAAGATGATCCATTATTATCGCTTACTTGAATAACTTGATCATTACTACCTTCTTTAATTTTAAATTTATAACCTGCTATTGTTGTATTAGCAAAACTACCATACGAATATGCTGTATCTGTTGTAATTTGCATCAAATAATACCCATTACCAATTCTTAATTCAACAGGATTTCCAGCGTCAGAACCTGTAAATTCTCTAATTCCAATAATCTTAACTTTAGCAGAACCAGAAGTAACACTAAACCTTTCATTTAAATTTGGTCTAGATGGAGCTAATCCACTAGTTGCTTCATAAACTGGATTAGGTGTTGTTTTTGAACCAGAAATCTCTCTAATTATTCTAACATCAGTTTCATTTGTAGTAAAATCAGCTGCCCATTTCAAAGAGTCTGGATTTGATCCAGGTTCATATCCTAGATAAAAAGTACTACTAGTTTCTGGAGAAATTTGTTGTTTTAAATATGTTTTTAATTGAGTACAAGACCAACCTCTATTCTGCTGCATAGCACAAGCCAGTAATCCAACAGTTACAGGACAAGCAGAGGAAGTTCCACTAAATTGAGTGTCACAAAAACGATTATTGCCTGTGACTATTTCACCTCTAACTATCTCCATACGGTGTGGTCCATCACCTCCAGTAGAGGGGTTTTGTGTATCAGTAGCATAATTAATTGCAATATCTGCAGCTAGTGTACCATCAGCAGGAGCATAAAAATCTATATGATTTCCTCTATTACTATAATCCTCACTGTCCACCATCGATTCAATATTAGCCATCCCACATTCTGCAAATTTTAAATCATTATTTCCAGCAGCACTAAGAACTTTTTTTCCAGCACTGCCTCTAGCTAAAGTCTCAATATTATCGTTTTGATATTTACTTGTTGTACCAGTTCCTTTATCCTTAAAAATCGTGTCAGATGTTAATGACCATCTACTTTTTAATTCATTATCAATAGCACCAATAGAAAATAAATCATAACCAGAATCATCCTTTACTCCCATTGGATAAGGAGCTCTATGAATGTACCATTCTGTCCCATTTTCTTTAATCACTTTATTATTATGATCCACATCACCTTCTTGTGTAAGATAAAATGCCTGATTACCAGAAGAAAAAGAAAAGATAACTCCCTCAGTAATAGCAGCTTTTAAAGCATTCTCCTCTCCTGCTTCCAAAGACTGTCCTCTAGAGTAAGGAAGTTTAATAAAGGTTTGATCTGGGGTTGGAGTAAAAGTGTTTAGATAAGATATACTTTCACGTCCACCACCTTGCTTTATAAAGTGTGGGATATCTAGAATCTTAGAAACTCCACCAGGTATAGAAACCCCATCCTTTATATTCTGATCAGTTTGACCATACGCAGTTCCCCTATATTCATAAGTATAGACATCATCATTATCCAAAAGATTTCTACTCGTTTTCCCCCAACTATTAGATGAAATTGTTGGATTTTTTGTATTAAACTTAGGATTATTTGGTTTATGCTTATGAAATATTTGAGTTACTCTATAAGTAACTGTACTAGTTACGGCCCACAAAGTAATAGACCACTTATTAGCATTAAAAGCCCACCCATAATTCTTACCATAAGCTTGGGAAGCACAAGGAGTTCCATGATCACCACGAGAAAAAATTGATGGAACATTTGTTTTAGTACCATTACAATATGCTCTAGTATAAGTAGCAGAGATAGCAAAACCACCAAAATCAGGAAAATCGTATGATTGTCCTGTTGATATCCGTGATCTAAGTGATGCACTATACCACCAAGCTCTTGCCACACTTTCTACAGGAACTCTTGTACCATCCCAACGAGTAGTTAATCTATTAGAAGGATCTGAATCAAACCATTCAGGATCAAGATAATATGGTGCGTCTAAAATCATATCCAAGACACCACATTTACCTGAACGATTTAATACATTACCTGAAATATAGTTTGGTGGATCATTCTCACCAGTACAAAATTCTGGATGTGCAAACCAATGTCCATTATCTGTTACTACTACATCAACATCTAAACCATCATTTGTATATTGAATATCTTGATTTTTAACTGTACGAGTACTACTTGCCCAAGGATTAGTAGTCGAACTTTCTTGACATCTCAATAATTGATAACCAGTTCTATTCCATTCTGCAGAATCCCAAGTTGAAGTACCAATTATATAATTTACATCTGATACATAACTCTTATAATCTCCCGAAATACCTTGCTGAGTATAATAATCCGCAGTGTATCCACCCATACTATAAATCTGCCAAGCAATTCCACCAGGGTTATTATTCCAATCTTCTTTATTAGGATCACCATGACTACCATTTCTTATTTGATAAGTAATTGTATGGGTTCCTGCTTTTAAAATACCTAAATTAATGATTTGATATTTTATTCCCCAATAAAGAGAAGAATCTATAATTTCTTTAGTTGTACCTGTTTTTCCATCAGTTCTACCATTCCAACCACTATAAAAATTCTCCATTCCTGCAGGTATGTTTGGTATTAGATCCATAGTATTAGCAGGATACTGTCTTCGACCAGAAGTTAAATCTGGGAAAATTTTATATCCATCATCTCTAATCCACTCTATAGAAGCATACTCACCATCTGCTGCTACAAAAAGTTGATAAGGTCCTGTAGATGAGATGGTAATAAGATTACTTCCAGTCTGAGTTGAATTTCTTAAAGGATCAGGATCATTAGCATTTGTAGGGGCACTTGGATATACAGCATAATCATATATCAAAGGAAATCCCACCAACTGCCAATAATTCAGTGCATCAGTATTAGGATGCACATCTTTAACTTTAATCCAATTAGTAGTTCCTTGACCCGACTGACCAGTAATAGTCATCAATGAACTCTGAACTAACTGTGGAGTATCAGGAACGTAATGCAAATCTCTATAATTTTTTACATTCTTACCAAACCTATTAGAATGCCATTCTATATCTTCATTCATATGACCACCTTTAGATCCCATTTCATGTGCATGGAATGTGGAATCTAATTCAACATATTGAATGTCTGGGTGTTTTCTTAATTCTTCTGCTTCTGCAAGAGATAATTGATATGTACCAATAGTTTCATCATACTTAGCATCATCTTTACAAAGACACTCACGATCTGGAATATTTAATTCATTATAAGTTGTACAACATAGAAAATGATGTATCTTTTGCCAACAAGTACCATCTTTAGCCTTGACCTGATAATTCTTTCTTGCCATTAATGATTCCCTTTAGTGTAGATCAACCCAAGTACTTCCAGTATAACCTTGGAACTTATTAGTTGAAGTATTGAAAATCAATGCTCCAGCTTCAACTCCAGTACTAGTTATATTGGTAAGATTACCCCTCTCAGTAGTAGTTACTCTTGGTAAAATTACATACCTACCTAAAATATTTCCAGCATCACCAAAGTCAACTGCTGCTCTAGGTTGTGCTACACCAGAACCAACATTACCTTCACCTTTTACTACAATTCCAGAAGTATTCTCTAAGATAAGGTTTGAACGATCAAGAGTAATATTTGATGCTCCAATATCAATCGGAGTATCAGCAACACGTATAGATGTTATTCCAGTAAGAGATGTGTTAATACCTATACCAGAAGCAAAGTTTGCAGGACCACCTACCAATACATTACTATCACCAATATTTTCTATTGAAGCTCCAATAGCAACTCTACTAATTAATGCAGTACTTCCTCTTGCATCAATATTTGCTTTAGTATCTTCAATAGCAACACCTATTGCTAAAGTAGATAAACCAACACTACCTGCAACATTTAACTTATTAAATGTTGAAATACCAGATATTGAATTAATATTAGATCCATTTATAATATCAGGAATAGAAGCAGTTCCAGTAAAAGCACCAGTAACCTCTAAATCTCCAATTACAGAAACATTTCCTGTAAAGGATGATACACCAACTACGTCCAGTTTTGAATCTGGTTGAGACTTACCTATACCTAATTTACCATCATAAGTAAGAGTCATCAAGTTGGTAGTTGATCTATGATACCAGTTATAATTTCCAGTATTAACACCAACAAAAGCACCTAGATGCAAATACTGATTAATATTACCAGTATCACCATTAAATATATCAAAAGATTTAGCTTCATTACCAAATCTAATACCACCCATACTATCACCTACACCAGTAGTAGGTGGAATTCTTTGGCAGAGAGATAATACTGAATTTCTTTGTCCAATAACAGTTACAGAAGATATACCTGCACTATAAACTTCTACATTATGTTCAGGTGCATTAATACCTACACCCAACTTACCAGATACATTAAAAGTAGAAGCAGTTGAAATTCCTAAGTTAGCACTTGTAGCAATAACTCTTCCTGTTGTAACAACACCAGTTGTTGTTGAAGAATTAATATAAGTAGTTTCTATTCTAGTAATAGATGATAAACCACTAGTAACATCACCTGTAAGATCTCCAGTAACATTACCAGTAACATTACCAGATAAAGGACCAGTAAATGCAATACCAGTTACACTACCACTAACATCAAGGCTAGATGCAGTTGCAATACCAAGAGCACTATTACCAGAAGTAACATTACCTGTTAAATCACCAACAAATCCAGATCCAGCAGTTACAACACCTACAGTATTCGTATTTGTATTTTCTAGTTGAGTAATAGTAGATAAACCACTAGATATATCTCCACTAACATTTCCTTTGAAAGTAGTAGCAGTAACAACACCAGTTGCTAATATACCACCTGTAGAATTAATTCCTACACCATCAACAAGAGTTAAACCATTATTTCCACCAACTTGGAGGGTAAATCGAGGATCTACAGTCCCCACACCTACGTTACCCCTCGCATATATGCTTGTATATCCTAACCCAACATCAACATTATCCCATTGAGATGTTGGTAAACCATCTAAACTAGAACCATCTCCATAATAAGTAACAATACCAGAAGAAGTAGCAGTTACAATTCCAGCAGGAGATCCTACAGCAACACCTTCACCAACTTGTCCAGAACTTATATTACTTGAATTTACAATTAAAGTATCTGTTACAGTAAGAGATGTAATTATACCAGATGTAGCGTTTATCAAACCAGATCCAACAACATTTGGATCTTGAATTACTTTGACTTTACCTCGGACATCCAAAGCCTCAGTCGGAACGGTAGTTCCCACTCCAACCAAGCCATTTGCATTTACGATCAGATTGTCATCATCAACCTGGACACCATTTCTGAAATTGAATGCCTTCTTGATATTAGCCATTTATATACTAATTTTTTAGTTATTTATTATGAATGAAAAGCATCAACTTTAGAATTCAATTCCTTAATTGCTTCTATTAGGAGAGGAACAAGTTTTTCATAAGCAACAGCGTGTGTACCATCATCTCTAATAGTAGTTACACCAGGTAAATCTAATGCTTCAATCTCTTGAGCAATTACACCAGTATCTCCTTTACCTTCATTCTTAGATGCTTCATTCCAATCAAATGTATTACCACTAATTGAAAGAACCTTTTTAAGAGCATTAGGAATAGGTGTTATATTATCCTTTAATCTTCTATCAGAAGCTAAGAATGCAGTAATATCACCTATAGCTTCTATATCATCATGTACTTTAATTCCACTAGAATTAGTTTCAAGTCTTAGTTGACCTTGATGTCGTAATTGAATACCTGCTCCAGCAGTATAAATTAAACCTTGCTCAGTATTATTTTTGTTGGTTATCTCAACATTAGCATCACTCTGAATGTATATGTTTGCAGCAGTATTATCTCTGATAATATTGGTACGAGTACCTGAACCACTAACATTGTGCCAGATAGCAAAGTGAGAATTGGAAGCAGTTGCACCAGCAGTTAAAACATCATTATCGGGTAAATGTAAACCACCATCAGCATTAATATTAGCACTAACATCTAGAATACCACCAATATGTACATTTTTAGCAAATCCAGCTCCACCATCTGTAATGAAAGATCCTGAATCAACACTTGTACTGTCAGTAGTATTACATAAACTAACATTACCCTCAAGAACACTTATTGCTCTTTGTGAGGTAGATAACTTATTACCTATAGAAATACCACCTTCAATAATTACACCACCAGATGGTACTCCACCACATGCAGATGTAGCTTCTGTTCCATTAGTAAATCTACTTTCACCATCAACAATTAATTTCTTAGTAATTCTAAGATCCTTATTGAATCTTACATTTCCATTGAATGTAACTGGACCATTAAACTGAGATAGTATTTGTTTAGATGCACCACCTTCAACAAGTAGTCTATCTTTAATGATTACTTCATCAAATACAACACTAAGTGTACTTGGATCTTCACCTGTTACAGTTGGAACTGGAATATCAAATGTTATCTGCTCACCAGAGTCAGATGAAATCTTAGTGTTTCCAATATAGAAATCACCCTTATCATTCATACCTGTGTAAACAACAGTACCACAAGACATTTCTTGTGATTGTGATAAGAATTCTTCTCTTTCAGTTAGAGTCTTAAGTTGAACTTGAGGTAAACCAGTTGAGTAGTTACCTGGACCATAACCAAGATATTCAAAGGTATGACCAGATGCACGAAGTATAGAAGGTCTTCTTAATTCAACAGGAAGTGGTTTAATCTTCTTAATCTGAGAATTAATAACGTGATTATCAACAATAGTACCTAATGCACCACGAATAACCTTAATTGTAGTTTGATTACCGATAGTTTCATCGATAATTCTCATTATCTCACTATCAATTTGAATAAATGATCCTAATGGGAATCTTGCTTGAATAGATGCAGCAGTTGTAGTTCCATCGGATAAAGTAACCTTAAATTCATCTTGAGTAGTAATTGATTGATTTAAGATTAAAGATTCATTATCAAAGAATGATAATCCTCTTGTTCCTAATCTCTCTCCATCCTTTCCAGATTGTGAATTATTAGCAGATAATCCATGCTTAAGAATATATTTTGGAGATGTTATTCCTATAGTACTAGTAACTGCGGTAAATGTATCTACATCAATAACAGATTCTACAATAAAGTCTCCAAGATTAGAATCAGAAGCATTTAAAATTCTAATAGCATTTCCTTCAGATAATCCATGTGCCTTTGTAGTACTAAATGTAGTAACTTTTGTAGATCCTACATGAGTAGGAGTTCCAGTTATTTCAATTACCTCACCTAAACTAACAACACTCTGCCCTTCAAGAATAACCTCACTTGCAGTTTTATTAATATTAATCTTATTAATATCAGTAACATCATTAATTCTGAAATAATTATCAGTTCCTGTACTAATACCAGTTACCTGAACATAACTATTAGTTGCTAAACTAATGTTTACATCAGCAATAGCAATGTTTGATTGGGGAGCACCACCAATACCACCTTGATCTGTAAGTGATGAATCAAAATATAATGGAGATAGTGAACTCTTATATCCAGATCCCGATTCTGTTATATCATATTCAGTAACTGATCCACCACTAACAACAACTTTAGCAGTAGCACCTTTCCAAACAGCAGAAGATGGTGCAGATGCATCATCAAATAATTTTACATTATAATATGTACCATCAGTATGTCCAGATCCACCTTGTAAAGTTCCACCATATTTTAAACCATTTAAATCATGTTCTTTTGTAAATGTTAGAACAGCAGTTGTAGTATTATCAGATACATCACTAATAGTATTTGAAATTCCAAAGGTATTCAATAACTTATTAGTTGTTTCTCTAGTAATACTCTTTTTAAGATCATTAGTAACTACATCACCAATTGGATTTCTCTTAGCATAACTAGTTGCTTCCTCTGGATTGTCATTTACATTATCTCGATCTAATTGAGGATAAAGGTTAACAACATTCTGATTGTATTTTGCAGTTGTAAATTCTTCTTCTATAGCATTATTACTATTCAGAACATACAAGTGGAAAACACCATCTTGTGATCCTTCAACATATGGTAGAATTGTTTCTGTTCTATAAACAAATAGATTCTCTTTGTTATCATTTCTTTCAAATCTAGGTAATCCAGTATTCCTAATATTAGTATCATTATTATAAGTTCCTACATTACGAACATTACCTAAAACATCAGTTGTTTTATAAGTAAATGTTTTATCATTAATAATACTATTAACAAGGAATGTTCCATTATATCCCTTATCTGCTGCACCATTTGTATTAATGGTATCAGTTATGTTCTTAAGAATAATTTGCTCACCTGCATTTAAATTATGAGATTTATCAGATCTAATAGTAACAATCTTAGTGGTACTATTATAATCAAGATGAGAAACGAATCTTAAATTCCTATGATAATCATAATCAGTTGATCCAATTGAAGTCCTAGTAAAGTCAGCATCAAATCTTACATTAGTAGAACTAGAATCTTGAATTACAAAACTATCATTAGGGTTTCTAGCATTTTCTAATTCCTTTGGAATGACATATCTGATCTTATAGAGTTTATCATCTAAACTCCTATCATCAGTTCTCCTTAAAATGTATGGAATATCCTCATCATTAGCATCTAAATCTGCAAAATTATCCCATATAGTATTATTATTAACACTAACGTGTGTAAACCAATTTTGTTTTACACCATCAAATTGCATTGGATGTCCTAATTCACCTGGTTTCTTATCAGAAACTCTACTAATAACTTTTAATTTACCAGCAGCAGGATTTGAAACAGATTTAATATATGCAGGAGTTGTCCTTTCAGCATTTGTTTTAGATGAAGCAATCTGAATTTCCCACTGACTTAACTGAATACTATCCTGTCTAGATCCATTCTTTTCAGAAGTAATTGCATAATACTTTCTATGAGGATCTATTCCTTCTGGAAGATCACCACTTTCAGCAATAATCCTTATAGACTCACCATTGTTTAAATCATGTGGATTACCATTTGGTTGTGATAATGTTAATTTATGAACTAAAGATGCACTTCCTTGAGTGGTATCATTATGAACACCCTCATATGACTTTTCAGAAGTAATATCTACTGTTGCAGTTATATCATACTCTACACCATTAACTGTGGTAGTACCCGTCTTCTTAGACATAGAAATGGTAGCTTCAGTTTTAGTACCATTTGCTAAATCTACATAAATCTTTTCATTAAATCTCGCACCTATTCTAAATCCTTGTGCAATATCAGTTGGTTTAAGATTTCCATTAGTTTGCCCCAACATGAATAGTTTAGACTTACTATCAGTCCAAGGTGAACTATCAGCAGCTTTATAATCTTGGTTTACAGAAGTATCAAGTTGAGTTAAATCAATTACAGATTCTGGACTAACAACTGCTTTTGGTGTAATAATAGATGTAATATAACCTTTATTATCCTTTGCAAATGATTCTTTCTTAAATCCACTAGCAGCAAGAGCAAACTGACCGAAGTTAGAGTTAGAGTTTGTAATTGATGCGTCACCACCCGACTTCATTAAGAAGTGAATATGATAACCAATAGCAAACACAGAAACGATCTGCAATACAGCATCATTTTCTAGTGTAATATGTGCCGTCTTCCAACCATCTCTATAAACAGCATCCTTATCTAAATGATAAACAGTTGCTTGATTTAAAGAAGATGCTTCAGATGATAATAACTCACCAGTTTGTCTCTGATATGTAATACCATCATATGATCTACTATTAGGATTATATTTTACAAACGCACGATCATCCTTTTGTAGCGAAACACCAGTAAACTGTGCTACAACCATAGATCTAAATCCAGTTGCTTTTGCACCATCAGCCTTCATACCACACATACCAAGAACTGATCTTAGTGAACAGTTAAAGATATAAGGTGATGCACCAGTAACAGTATCAACTTCTACACTAACTTCAGCACTACCAGCACTTAATCCACCAGAAGGACCTGCTTTCAGGTTAGGTGGAACATATGGAAGTAAATATGTAAATTGAGTTTCATTTAAAACATTTTGAACTTTAGTTGAAATATTATATGCTAATTCATTTACACCCTCAATTTTAATTGGAGTATCACCACTTAATTGGTGTGGAACTGCAGTAGTTACTGTAACTACCTGACCAGCAGTATTACCATCACCAGAAATAATATTCTGTATCTGAATACGATCTGAAGAAAAAGCACCAACTATTTCATACTCAGGTCTTGATTTTGCAAATCCCTGTGAAGCAACTGGAAACTTCTCATCAATATCTCTAATAGATGCTCTATTGTAAGCATTAGATAATTTACTATAGTAAACATCTAAATCAGTTAATCCACCAAAATTATCTAACTTATTAATACCATCAGCATACTCAAAACAAGTTAATTTGTGGTGAGAGAATATTGGTTTAGATTGATTGCTAGTTGAGAAATTAGTAGGATCTGTATATACTAAAGTAGAATCATCCCCATCAAATATAGAGAATTGCCAGAAATAACAAGCACCTGTAACCCTAAAAATAGCAGTAGGTTTTACATTATCATCTGTTGGGTTTGGAACATACTTAGGTCTTATCTTAGTCTTTCTTAAATCTAGTCCAACAATTGATGTTCCTCTTGGAACTATAACACCACCTTCTGTACTATTATACTTATAGAGTATATTATTCTCTTGCGTTAAATCAAAATTAGAATTAAGAGTTAATGTAAGAGTATTCTGTGCTCCAGATTCTGAACTACTAGGACTAATTGCTGTAGCAGTTCCATTTACATCCTTTATACCAAATCCTGGTCTATTGTCTATAAGGTGCTCACCTGGAAATAATAATATAGTTGTTTTCTCTACTATATCATTATCATTACCTTTCAGATAAGAAAATCTAGCAGATTCAATGAGTGCTCTTTGAATCGTTTTGAAAGGTTTTGTTAGGGAATTTCCCTGATTCTCAATACCATCAGTAGCATCAAGGTCATTTGGGTTTACATAAAGAATGCGTCCTTCACTATTCTTTATAAAATTTTCTAATTTATTAAGAGGCATCGGAGAATATTGGCCAAAATATTTCTATGTTTCTATTTAGCTTACCTGATTACCTTTAGTCGCTGGATCAACATAAGTAATAATTTCAGGATCAGCTTGATCTCTTATAACTTCCATTACAGACATAAATTGTTCTGTACTTTCACAAGCAACAATTCTAGTTTCACCTTCATTACTAATTAAAGTAATTCTTTTTTTACATACATCAATTATGATGTCTTGTACACATTCATCAGTTTCCATAATTACTCCTTAAGCGTTTTCAACATAATACCAAGTAACAGCAACTCTCTTTTTTCCAGCATAAACTGGTTCACCTGCATGAGGATAACACCAATTAGATGGAAATATTAAAGCATAACCTGGTTTTGGTTTTATTCCCAAATGTGGAAATGAAGTTCCTCCACCTTTAGTCGCTTCTTCCAGATATAAAATAATAGATATCTTTCTATGATATTCTTTCAATCTAGGATCTGTTGCAGCATCATGATGAAATTTATATTCTTGCCCTTTTTTATAATCTAATACCTGTATTCCCTCTCTCCAAGATTTAGTTCCAGATCCACCAGGAACAGGATAATAACTAAAATTGGTATGAACCTTTTGTACTCTTCTCTTATATTCATCCAACCCTTTATTCATAGCATTATGAACAATTTCAGTTATTTCATTATCTTCTTTTAAAGTTGTTCCTGTGCTGGATCTAATACTAGTATTAGTTTTTGATTTTTGACCTGGTTTACCAAAAACAGTATTATCTTGAAAATCAAGAGTATCTATGTACTTATTAATCTTTTTAAGATCATTTACACTAAGAATTTTAATTGCTTGAATCAAATCATTCATTATTTTTTACCAGTATTTGAATAGTATACCACATTTATGAAGGTTTTGTCGGCCAACCAGAATGTGAGTGATTATCTGCTAATAATTTAGCAGTTAAATTATCATCTGCTGATATGGTTGCTGGAAGATCTCTTAATGCTTGTCTATATGTTTGCCACTCAGTTTTTTTATCTGCTGCAAGTGTAACATCATCCAAACGAGTCCAATCACTAACAGCAAGCAACCAATTTCTATGATCCTTTACCTCAGTTAAATGATTTCTTGCTGCTTCATATGCAGCAGTTGCAAGGGTTTGTTCATTCGCATGATCTGTTACTGCTTGTTGCCAGATACCAATTTCAGTAATATCCTCACCCCATTTTTTATCTCCATTTGCATCTACAGCATCTTCATTATATTCAATAAAACCTTTTCCTGTAGTAGTATCAAAACACATTCCATGAACATCTGATGGAATCCAAGAAAGATCGACATGAGTACAAGGATGTACTGAAACATTGTCAATAACTATGGTTTTATCTGGTGGAACAACTGTTAATTTCATTCTTCTATGTCCGTTACGTTATGTATTGTCTGTCTAGATTTCATTAATCTTTCTTGAGCTTTTAATTCTAATTCTCTTTGATATATTTCTTGTGCTTTCATAGTTGATTTCACAGTTTCATTTCTAAAAGATTCAATAGCAGCACCAGTTGCTCTTTGTTGCTGTGAATTTTCAATCATTAAAGTTGGCAACCAAGTAACTGCACAACCCCAATCATCAATTTCTTCTCCAGTATTAGGATTGATTCCACGAACCTGAGTAAACCAAGAACATTGTAATTGTATACAATCCTTACCAATTAAAGGGCAGAATTTACCTGCTTCAATCTTCATTATATTAGTTCTTTGTACATATTATAACATCAACATACTGAACTGCCAAGTCCAAAGAACCTGAACTACTAACACTTGCAGATCCACTGACAGTATGATTGTGATCACTAGGAGAACCAGATCCACTAAAAGTGAAGTTAGAACCACTTATAGTATACATTATTACAGCATGTGTGTGGTAGTTACTGCCACCAGTAGCATTAACACTAGGAGTTCCTGAAGAACCAGCATTTAAAGTATCTAGAAAACCATAGTTGCCACCAGAAGTTCCAACTTTACTAGGGAATTGATGTTGGTGAGATGGCATCTGATCTATCGATAACCAATTTTGAGTGGTAGTAACATACACTATCTGTGATCCACCACAATTACCACTAATACTTACAGATCCAGAATTATCACTACTTGTAGATCCACTAATACTTCCAGATCCACTAGTACTTAAAGATCTACTAGCAAAATTACTGGTAAATGCATTACTACCACCAGAACCACCACCAGAACCACTCACAACTCTGAGTGCTTTATTGTTATGTGATGTTTGTTTTGTCCATCCAGTAGGAGCAGATGAACTATAAAACAACATAACAGCTCCTGAAGGAACAGATGGATTAGCTGCACTACCAGTTGGACCAGTTGGACCATCAGGACCTGTTGGACCTGTTGAACCAGGAGGACCATCGGGACCTGGAGGACCATCGGGACCTGGAGGACCATCACCACCTGTTGAACCAGGAGGACCAGTCGGACCAGGAACAGTCGAATCAGCACCTGGAGATCCTGTTGGACCATCGGGACCATCTGGACCTGGAGGACCTGCAGAACCACCAGAACCTGGAGGACCTGCAGGACCATCTGGACCTGGAGGACCATCATTACCATCAGAACCATCAGAACCTGGAGTACCATCATTACCATCAGATCCTGGAGTTCCAGTATTACCAGTTGAACCTGTGGGACCTGTAGGACCTGTGGGACCTGTTGAACCAGGAGGACCTGGAACTGTTGAATCATTACCTGGAGGTCCAGGAGGTCCTGAAGGTCCTACTGATTCAACTCTTTTCCAAGCATATCCATCCCACTTCCAAGTAACACCATTTTCTGTATGGGTATCATTTGTACTAGGACTATTTGGAAAATCAAACGCTGCCATATTCTTACTCTATGATGGTTTTGTTGGCCAAGGTGGATTTGCAAGATCTGAAGTATTTGCAGGTAAATCTCTTAATGCTTGCCTATATGTAGCCCACTCAGTTTTTTTACTAGAACTTAATGGAGAATCAGCACCTTGAGACCAATCAGATTCAAGTAAAAATTTATCTCTAGTTTGCCTTAAACCTGCAGTCCATTCTTCTGTATAATCATGAGCATCATAAAATCCAGATGATTGAGTATATTTCCAACCAAGTCTTACAAGGCATTGATTATCTATATCATTAAAAGTTCCTCTATATGTACTACCAATACCAACAGTATAATGTCCAGCAAATCCTATTTCCGAATTAGTTGGATTTTTAGAAGTATCTGCATATCCAACATAAATGTGATTCACTATATTAGTTCCATCTTTAACTACAGCAAAATCTAATCTATCAGTTCCAATACCAGTTCTAAAAGAACTAAAATCAGTATTTTTAGATGCTATGACTTGAGACCGAGTAAGTGCCAATATTTCAACTAAAGATTTACTACTAAAAGAAGACATAATTGATTAAGCAAACTCCAACAGAACTATTTGTCCGTGACCACCGTCACCACCATTATTACTACCAGTTTGACCACCTCTACCACCTCTACCAGCTGAGTCATAGGCTGCACCACCCCAGAAAGTACCACCGCCATGTCCTGTGATTCCATTATCTCCAGGATGACCTTCATCACCACCACATTCAATATCACCAACACCAAACCTACCATTACCACCAGCAGCTATGGCTCCACTGTTACCACCAGCACCACCATAACCACTATGACCAAAGGTTGCAGTTCCAGTAGGTACTACAAATTCAGAATAATTTCCATTACCACCATTACCACCACCTGTTCCACCAGATCCAGGTTGTCCTACAAAAATACGACATTGTCCACTGTAATAGCTATTATCATCCATTTCTGCTTTGGTAAATTCTCTTATTCCAGTACCAGCACCACCGCCACCACCTCCAGCGTTAGCAGCAGAACCTCCCCCACCGCCACCGCCACCGCCAGTGACAATTACAACCCACCTATTATACTTAGTTGTATCAGGAGTATAGTACACATAAGTTGCATTAGTAGTACTAGTCCATTGTACCATATTAAATCCTTGATCAGTAGTCGTTGATTCCCCAGGAGGTCCTGGAATACCTGGAGTACCATTTTCACCATCATCACCTGGAGGTCCAGGAGGTCCAGGAGGTCCAGGAGATCCACTAGAAACACTAACCCAATCAAGTCCAGTTCCAGTTGAACTTAATACTTGACCACTACTTCCTGCTTGTCCATCCTTATCAAGAATAGTAGCAGTTGCTAAATCTAACTGATTCTTAATACTAACACCACTAGTAGGATCAATAGTCATATGAATAGTTTCAGGACTATTCTGCTTTTTGAATACCATCTCACCTCTGGTTTCAAAATGCCAAGGCATTCCATCAGTGGGATTATTCATAATCCATCTATTAACAGAGCTAGCCCAACCTATGCTAGCTTTCATCTGATAAACAGCATTATCAGGTGATCCAAAAATTAAGAATGAATCTCTCGTGAGAGCTAAACAACCAACATCAGGTTCCCAAGTAATATTACCAAAACCCCAACGTGTAGCTCCATTAAGAGTTATACTTGCACCACTACCAGTAAATGATGTGTCATTGGTTGCTAATAAAAGCTCATTACCAGCAAATGATCCATTGTTATTATATTGGAATTCAGTATTATTTCCAGCAGCACTACCAGAACCTGGAGGTCCAGGAGGACCAGGACTACCAGAACCAGCAGGACCCCATATAGGTAATGCATTAGCACCTTGACTTGTTAATACATCACCTGAAGATCCCCAATCTTCAGCTCCTACATTACCTAACCCAAGAGCACCACCTCTATCAATAGCAAACCTTTGAGTACCTACACCTCCAGTTATTGTTTGTTCATCAATAATTCTAAGGATAGTATTAGCAGCATTATTTCCATAAGCATCAATTGCATATGCTCGATCACCATCAATATTATCAAAGCATATTTGCCCACCCTCTAAAGTAGTATCAGTTCTCTTAAGTCTTAATTCACCATCAGTTATACGTATTCTTTCTGTACCGTTTGTTTCAACAGTAAAATATCCATCTGTACCACTATCAACTACTTCTGCTTTTGTATCACCCTCTATTATCTTATCTAAAGTAGTAGAACCACTACCTGATGATGATATAGTAAAGAAATTATTAGCTGAGCTATGTTGGAAAGTTACATTACTTCCAGCAACAAGTCTTACATCATTATGTGTTGTACCATCACTATGACGTAAAACTACATCATTACCAGTTCCAGATCCAGTAGATGAACCATGATCAACTGTAATAAAGTCATAAGTTGCACCGCCTGATCCTGGAGGACCTGGAGGACCATCATTACCATCTTGCCCATCATTACCATCATTACCAGGAGGACCTGGAGGACCAGGAGTACCAGAACCAGCAGGAGTCCATTCTAAAGCAGTTCCACCACTATTAACCTTTAACCATTTATCAGCAGTAAAACTATTCGGGGTATCTGTTAAACCTATAAAGGTAGAAGAACCAGGAGGTCCTGGAGGACCAGAACCAGTTCCAGGAGGTCCTGGAGGTCCTTCAGGTCCAGCAGGTCCTTGAGATACTGCTACCCATTGAGAACTATTACCATCATTATAATAAACATGTAAATCTCCAGTATCACTTTCCCACCACATATCTCCGTGGGTAGAAGGACCAGTTGGAGGATCAACTCCAATATCTAATCCAGCAACACCTGGAGGACCTGGAGGACCACCAGCACCTGGAGGACCTGCAGGACCATCTGGACCTGGAGGACCAACAGTACCACCAGTTCCTGGAGGACCTGGAGGACCATCTGCACCTGGAGGACCATCTGGACCTGGAGGACCATCATCACCACCTGAACCTGGAGTACCTGGAGGACCTGATGGACCTGAAGGACCATTTGGTCCAGTTGGTCCAGTTGGACCAGGAGCACCTTGCGGACCACTACTTGGAACTCGATCCCAAGCATATCCATTCCACTTCCAAATTACCCCATTTTCTGTATGGGTATCGTTAAGGGACGGACTATTTGGAAAATCGAATGCTGCCATATTATTCTGGTATTACTACAATTTGATATCTACAACCCCAAGCATAACTTGATCCAGAACTTGCAGTAATTTTAAAAGTCTCAGTATTCTTCAAATACACTTCAGTAGGACCACCAGTGTCATTACCACCAGAAGATACTGCAGCTTGACCAGTAGTTTTTGTAGGAGAAGACCAACCTACAGACTTTCCAAAAGTTGTATTTTGAGTCAAGTTAAAGAATGTTCTAGTAGTCCAATATGCATTCTGTCCAGTTGCTGATGCATCTCCAAATTCAATAGTTGGAGTACTACTAGTTTGAGTGTAAATGTAATTAATAACAACACGAACATTACCACCTGTACTATTAGTATAGGTAAACGTATTATTTGCTGCTAATTGTCCTGTAAATACTTCAGCTGCCATAATGTTTAAATCTCCTGTTTAATATTTAGTGACCTATTCCAAGAAGCCAATTACCAGTCTCAAATGGATATGTTCCAGCAGTACCAGATGAACCTGGAGGACCTGGAGAACCTGGAGGACCTGGAGGTCCACCACCACCAGGACCTGGAGGACCATCGGGACCTGGAGGACCTGCGGGACCATCAGGACCTGGAGGACCACCAGGAGCACCTGGAGATCCAGCAGGACCTTGAGATGTTGCTACCCATTGACTACTATCACCATCATCATAATAAACATATAGATGTCCTGTATCACTTTCCCACCACATATCACCATGAGATGGAGTAGGAGTAGTTGGTGGAATTTCTGCAATAGTTAATCCAGCAACACCTGGAGGACCAGCAGGACCTGGAGTACCTGCGGGACCTGGAGGACCACCAGCAGGACCAGGAGGACCTGGCGGACCACCAGGACCATCAGCACCATCATTTCCTGGAGGACCTGGAGGACCATCGGGACCTGGAGGACCACCTGAAGGACCAGTAGGACCTACTGGACCATCGGGACCTGTTGGACCTGGAGGTCCTGATGGACCTGTACCACCATCATTACCATCTTGACCTGGAGGACCAGGAGGACCTATAGGACCAGGAGGACCTGCGGGACCAGGAGTACCATCAGCACCATCATTTCCTGGAGGACCTGCAGGACCATCGGGACCATCAGGACCTGGAGGTCCTGCAGGACCTGGAGGTCCATTACCTACTATAGTTACCCAACTGCCATCTTTTCTGAGTTTAACAGCCATTAATGAGCACCTGAGTGTGATCCGTGGAATGGAATAACATTATGAATCATATTATCAGTTCCATTACCAACTGTAAATCTATGTGATCCTGTTAAATTTGCAGAACAATCTACATTATTAATAATGATTCTTTTGTATTTAATATTAGCAGTAAAATTAATTCCATACCTCTGTGTTGTTCCAGGACCACCACCACCATCATTAATGCCTCCCATCATATCTCCACCATACTGTCCACCATCAATCATTATATCAGATTGATTTACAGATGCAGCACCATCATCGTATATATGAAGTCCATCATAAGCATTGGTATTAGATGCAGAATTATAAGAACACTGAGAGTCTCTTATATGAATTTTTTTATGTTGATCAGAGCGAATATAAATTCCGTGCTGACCATTACCTCTACAATCTGCAGCATTCAATCTTAAAACACCACTAAAAGTCGAACTAGTTCTCAAACCATTAATAAGATTACTACTTATATATGGGTTATTAATCCATATAAAACTACCACCAGCAATCTCAATACCATATGAATTATTAGTATCAAAATCACAATCATTTATTCTAAAGAATGAACCAGGATTACCTGTATCTCCACTAGGAACAGTTGCATCCATTAATAATCCTTTATTACAACGATTAGATACACAATTAAGGAACCATATTGAATTTACAAAATCCTTAACCCATAATCCATTTGCAGTTGGATGTGGACTTCCACTAATCACACCATCAATTAAAACATTCTCACATCTTATCTGATCAACTCTTTCCGATCCACCAGCAGAAGCACTGAATAACATTCCAAAAGAACCACCTTCATTTACAATATCTCTAATCTCTATATCTCTGAATGTTGAAATGGAATGTCCATCCATTTTAATACCACCAAATTGATTTCGGATATAAATCCTATCCATTCTAATTTGTTGAGTATTTACATTAGAATAACAATGAATAGCATTTCCACCATTTCTAGGTGTGCCGTCTTTATGATCAAATGCTAAGTTGGCAAAAGTTACATTTCTTACGTTATTTACTTTGATTATATCACTACCAGCATCAGTAGATCTTAGCAAAGTGCCTTCAGCATCAGCAGCACTAATTCTATAATTCTCAGTTGCACCAATAATACTTATACCACCACCATCACCCAAAGTTCCACTATCTAATAATATAGTACCTGTTATATCATAAGTTCCTGTAGGAATATAAACCATTCCTCCCGTAGATGCTAATGAGTTAATAGCATTTTCAATACCAGTTCTATTTGCTGCACCACTAGCACTTGGAAGTGCTCCATAGTCTGCAACATTAACCATAGGTGGTATTTGAGTTACACCAGATTGTATAGTTGTTTGTAAAATCCAAGATGTACCATCCCACTTCCAAATTAAACCATTATGACTATGAGTGGCATTAAGACTAGGACTTGTAGGAAAATCTATTGCCATTATGCTACCCTCCAACTACCACTAAAATAATATATTCCATATTGTCCTGGTCCTGCTGCCATTGAACTAGAAGTATATATTTCACCAGTAGGAGTAACACCACAAGTACCTACCCACACCCCTAATGTACCAGTAACATTGCCAGGTGGGCAATCAAAATATCTTCTATTGTAGAAAAGTCCTGCTGTAGCCACAGGACGTAATGAAGTATCATTTATTGTAAAATATTGATTCTGTCCACCCCATCGTAAATTGGTATCTCCAGCAGTTCCACCATTATGATATACATTAAAATCAACAGTAACCATATTACCAGTCTTTACATAATTACCAGTACTAACTGCAGCATTTTGACAATTAGGACTTAATGTTAAACTGAATGTTCCAGTCTCCTGTGAAACAGAATTATTTACACCTCTACCTGAAGCATCAACCCACTGAGAACTATTAGCGTCCTCATAATATACAAGTAATCTACCATTTTGTGAATCCCACCAAAGATCACCATCACTAGGACTAGAAGGTGGTGTATCAGATGTAGTTACACTAGCACCACTACTTATAGTTTGCCAAGTATTATCTCCTCTCAAATATGTTGTAGCATCTTTTGTTCCTGTTGCAGATAATTCAGTAGTACCAATAGTACTAGCATCAATATTCCAAGTTGCACCAGAGTTTGATACTGTAATATCTCCTTTATCACCATCTGTTACTCCACCACCAGCAGAATCAAATTCTAATGCATTAGTAGCACTATTAACCTTAACAAATTTACTACCGTGACTAGTATAACTTGAAGGTGTATCTGTTAAACCTGTAAATGTAGTTGAACCACTCTGAACTGTTGTGTTTATTTTCCACGTTGTCCCATCAAAAGTCCAAGTCAACCCATTATGAGTATGGGTATCATTGGTACTAGGACTCGCAGGAAAATCTATTGCCATTATTAATCTTCAGTTATTGCTACAAAATTAAACATTGTATTTTTATTATGATTACCTAATATCTCTATAATAAAATGCATTCCTTCAGCTAGAAAAAACTCTAGAGGACAATGAAAACCTTGTGGACCTTGTGCTTGAATTGCTGTATGATCATCACCTCTAATAAAACCAAGTTGTTTTCCATATGCCTGTCCAGCAAGTAATTCAATAGCTATTGTTGTAGCATCACCATTTTGACCTTGTCCCGTTCCAATATACAGCCAAGGATTACTACCAGATTGTCCAAACCACAGATAATTAATAACAATCCTTACATTTTTATTAGTATTATTAACATAAGTATAAGTGCTACCTGGTGTTATAGATCCGTTATGTACTGTTGCTGCCATAATTTTATAATCCCTGTTTAATATTTAGAAAGGTATATTCCAATTCTGACTTTGGAATAAAAGATTTGGAGATTTAATAGATGATAGATCTATATTACCCCTACCAGAAGCATTAACCCATTGAGAACTATTAGCATCCTCATAATACACATTTAAAACTCCTTCTTCAGAATCCCACCAAAGATCACCATCATTAGGTGAAGTTGGAGGAGTATCATCAGTAGTTACACTAGCACCACCCCCAGATCCAGGAGGTCCTGGAGAACCAGGAGGACCAGGAGGTCCTGCACCACCTGGAGTACCATCGTTACCATCAGATCCTGGAGTACCATCATTACCATCATTACCATCGTTACCAGGAGGACCTGGAGGACCAGCAGGACCAGGAGGTGCAACAGATTGAATAATCCAGGTAGTCCCATCCCACTTCCAAGTTAAACTATTCTCGGTGTGGGTGTCGTTAGTTGAAGGACTATTTGGAAAATTTACTGCCATCAGTTAGTCTCTGGTACTACCGTAAAATTATAAATTATTGCCGTATTATAATTATGAATCTGTGTAGGCATTCTTACCCAAATGGAATTATTATTAGCTAACATTAATTCAGTAGGCCAAGCATTACCTGCTTCATTTATAGGATTATTGATCATATTTTTTCCGTATATAGTATTACTAGGTGGATTAAGCTCCATTGTATCAAGATCACCACCACTAGGATGGGTAGGAGCACTTGTTGTTCCAATATAGATACGAAAAATTCCAGGACTTGCTGCACCAGTTTGAAAGTAATTAAATATTAATCTAACATTTCCACCTGTATTGTTAGTATAGAGAGTTTGTGTATGATCTGCTCCCGTACCCTGCATTACTCCGTTATAGATTGTTGCTGCCATAATCTTTAAATTCCTGTTTACTATTTAGAGTGGCATATGCCAATTACTTTCAAATGGAGATGTTGCAGAACCACTATTAACCTTATTCGCCCATACTGTACCATTATACTCTAAAATATGTCCAGCTTGAGGACTATCAAGAGAAACTGTTAATAATTGATTACCCATATAGGTTAAATTGCCATTGGTAATACCAACCGCACGTACTACATCATCAGCACCTACGAATTTTAAACTATTATCTGATAAGAATAAATGTCTAATCTTATATTCTGCATTACCTAGATCATATACTGCATTTGATGTAGGGATAATATGTCCACCTAGTCTCATAGCACCGTATGATCCAGTCCAAGTTAATGCATCAGTGCCTGTGTATATGCCTAATGAATTAACTGTATTATCACTCTTAACAAATTTTATACTGTTATCAGATAAGAATAAATGTCTTACCTTTCTAGATGCTGATCCTATATCATAATCTTCATGATCTACTGGAAGAAGATGACCAGCACTACTAATTTCCCACCTATCACTTCCTTCTGTTTCAAAAATAATCTTACCGTTAGTACCAGTATCAATAGTTTCAACAGAAGTATTACCTTCTTCTATTTTATCAGTTGCACCACCAGATCCTGGAGGACCTGGGGGACCAGCATTACCTGGAGGACCAGCAGGACCATCAGGTCCAACTCCTGCAGCACTAGCACTAACCCATTGTGAACTATCAACATCATCATAATATACATTTAATCGACCATTAGCCGAATCCCACCAAAGATCTCCATCAGTAGGATTACTAGGTGGATTATCATCAGTGGTTACATTAGCACCACCTGATCCACCAGATCCAGGAGGACCAGGAGGTCCAGGAGGACCATCTCCACCAACACCACCATCATTTCCTGGAGGACCAGGAGGTCCAGGAGGTCCACCACCAGGAGGACCAGGAGGTCCAGGAGGACCAGCAGGACCAGGACCACCACCAGCACCAGAATCTAAATCATACCATAAATCTCCATCACAAACATTCCAACTACCACCAGGAGCCGTTGTTGGATCATCATTTTGAGCAAATCTATTTCCGTAAGCATTACTTGTCGATCCAATCCCAATTGTATCACCACCAGTGACAAAAACAGGACTTTCACAACTTCGTTCTACGCCATCTTGCTTATATTGTTTTACAAATACTTCAGTAACTGCTGGACCTTGATTTTGACCAGGAGGACCAGTAGGACCTGTGGGACCAGTAGGACCTGTGGGACCATCATTACCTGGAGGACCAGGAGTTCCAACACCATTAGGACCTGGAGGACCTGGAGGACCATCATTACCTGGAGGACCAGTAGGACCACCAATACCTGGAGGACCATCTCCACCTGGAGGACCAGGAGTTCCATCATTACCTGGAGGACCTGGAGGACCACCAGCAGGACCAGGAGGTCCTACAGGACCATCGGGACCTGTGGGACCTGTGGGACCAGTAAAACCAGGAGGACCTGCAGGACCTGTTGGACCTGGAGCACCAGGATCAGGAATTCTTCTCCACACATATCCATCCCATCTCCAAATGGAGTTATTATAGGAGTAATCTTCTCCTACATTGGGATTAGCTGGAAAATCAATTCTGGGAGTATGTCCTGACATTAAATATTAATATACCTCTTTATTTATTTTAAGTTTTCATGATGTAACATAGTGCATAATATGGAGGAAGATTCTTATTCGTTCCTGTAACACCTTCAGAATCAATTGTTGCTGATCCACTTACACCACTACCACCAGAACCAGTAGTTCCAGAAACAGATCCAGAAATACTTACACTTTCATTACTTGTATTTCCAGAAACAGATCCAGAAATACTTACACTTTGACTACTTGTATTTCCAGAAACAGAAATTGAGGATGATGAAACAGTACCACTAACATTAGCAGTTGCACCCCAAGATGAAGAATTGGTAGCACCTGAATAAATGCTCATATCATGACCATGACTATCAGTATCAATACCCTGAGATCCAGAAGGTATTGCAGTAGTATGTTGGTGAGCAGAATCGCTTAAATTTAAACCGTGGCTGTGTGAATTAGATCCAGAGAAAGTATGAGAGTGAGATCCAGATGCAGAGAAAGAATCTGAAAAACTATGAGAGTGAGATCCAGATGCAGTAAAGGAATCTGAGAATGAGTGTGTATGAGCACCTCCACCACTAATATTAACATTAGCACCGTGGTTATGTGATACAACTACTGAATTAGCACTACCACCAGTATCATTAACTGAGTAACTAGCACCAGAACCAACAACAAATCTATTTGTTAAATTTGGAGTACTATTATTTCCATCACATAATACCCATCCAGAAGGAATAGCATTTGCAGCACCAGACCATATTAAAATTGCACCAGTTGGAATACCAGAACCACCACCTGCACCTGGAGGACCACCTGGACCTGGAGGACCATCGGGACCTGGAGGACCTGCGGGACCATCTGGACCATCAGGACCTGGAGGACCACCTGCTGGACCTGGAGGACCTGCGGGACCATCTGGACCTGGAGGACCTGATCCACCTGTTGTTCCTGGAGGACCTGGAGGACCATCGGGACCTGGAGGACCACCAGCAGGACCAGTAGGACCATCTGGACCTGGAGGACCTGTAGGACCTGGACCACCTGTAGGACCTGATCCACCTGTAGGACCATCGGGACCTGGAGGACCAGCAGGACCTGGAGGACCAGTATCGCCATCAGCACCATCAGATCCTGGAGTACCTGTTGGACCTGGAGGACCTACGGGACCTGGAGGACCACCTGCTGGACCTGTAGGACCACTTGATCCTGGAGGACCTGGAGGACCAGTAGGTCCTGTTCCACCTGGTCCTACTGGACCATCTGAACCTGGAGGACCTGGAGGACCAGCAGGACCGCCACCACCTGGAGCACCTGGACCACCTGGAGGACCTGCAGGACCTGTAGGACCTCCTCCATTTCCACTAGCAACTACAGTAACCCACTGACTACTATCACCATCATCATACCAAATACATAAATCACCTATATCATCTTCCCACCATAACTCTCCATGATTTGGATTAACTGGAGGATCAGAACCAATAGTAACAGGTATAACAGTTACAGTTGCAGCAATACCTGGATGCCCTGAAGGATGTTGAGGATCTGCTGCAGCAGTTACTGCTGCTCCAACAAAATTAAGTTGGGTAATACTACTTGCAGCACTAACAAGAATACCTTCATCATATACACTAATAGCACCTGGAATTAATCCACCACCAACAGGAACCCAATATCTTTTACCTGGAAACGCAGGAATAGCAACTAACTGATATTGCTGTCCAGAAGGAACTGGTGGTGTTGTACCAGGATCTGCAAGATTAGGTTCTGCCTGTTCTAATCCGAGATACTTATACCTATCATCTTTTAATTGGTCTTGTGGGGTTCTCTTAACCCGACCACTCAAATATCGCTTAGACATTACTATTCTCTAGAATACTTGCGATTAACTCCATTTCTAATGGAGCAACAAATCCACCAGCACTTGACTTACCAACTTGAACCCTAATTGATTCATTTGCAATAGCAATAGCAAGTGTTAATGGAGTATTAAATGCTGGATCTGTTGATCTTGGATAAGAATGTTCACTATAATTATTATCCATAGTGCAAGTAAATACTAAAGAATTATCTGCAATTTTTATTGTATCATTTGCTTGAAGATTATTTGCACCTAAAGTTAAAACTAATTCTCCAGTAGATCCTTCATAACTTGCATTACTTACATTAAATTTATCACCAGCAGTATAGTTTGAACTGGAAACAACTTCTACACATTCAGTAGCTGCTCTAACAAATCTATGTATTGCTGAATTATAGGTATGAGCATTTCCACCAGCACCACCAATATCAATTGAAAATGTTTTTGATGTTCCTACATTACCTTGAATCTGATCAATAGTATAAGATCTCTGAGGATCTGGAAAAATATTAGTTGTTATACCAGAATAAGAAGCACAAGTGAAATACATACCACCCATACTAATCTGATCACCAGCACTAAATCCATGCTTTATCTCAGTATGAACTGTAGCAATTCCTGATGGTTCATCATATTGAACATCAGTAATAATACCAACTCCTTGTTGTGTTCCTCTAATGAATAAACTATCAACTACTAAAGGAGTTTTTTCTAATACAATTCTACCATCCACCATTATTAATGCATCCTGTGGTGGTATTTCTGCTGATTTTATTACTCTTACATCTCTTGTACTACCAGTACTTCTCTGCGTTCTTCTCTGCCAAAATGTAGTTGTAGGATAAGTTGTTCCAACAGCAACATTAGATACTTGTGCATATAACAATAATGCAGAAGTTCCTGTAGGAACCTCATAAAGTTTCTGTACTCCTGGTGCAACAGGAACAGCAATATTAATAAACTTATTTACTGGTGCAATTGCCATATTATCTAAGTGCTAATATCAGTGGTGTTAATTGTGCTTGTATTGCTCTATTGAAATCTCTACCACGTATTGTAGACGTTGTCTGATCAATAGTCAAACCATCACCAATTCTAAAGTTACCTTTTTGATCCGTACTTGTGAAAGGAACTTGACCACCATTAATGGCAATAACTTCATTTTCTGGCACTGGTTTTCCAGCTTGGAATGGGTTAGCTGTATTTAGGTCTACACCAGCACCCACATATTCAAATGAATGTGAACTGGTTATAATCCTACTTAATCTTACAAATTCAACCTTTGCAGTAGATTTTATTTCATAAGGAATAAATTCATTAAAGGTTACTGTTGTTCCACCACTAGAAGTAACTTCTGTTGCTTCATCAACAGTATATAAAATGGGGTCCATATCTGCAGTTAATTGTGCAGCACCAGACCCAGATATACTTATAACAATACTTTGTGTGGGTAAGAAATTTCTACCACTAGAAATAACATCCACAGATGTAATTGTTCCAGCAGCACTTACATTGGGAGAAAATTCTGCAATAATTGATTCTGGACCATCTGGAAGAGTAGCAGTAATAAGAGGTGGTGCAGATGCAGCATAATCACCAGGATTACCACCATTAACAACATTAATAGATCTAATAATCTGCATTGGTGAAGTTATTGATGCAGTTGAAATGGTATCTGGATAATCATTCATATCTAAATGGAAGTATGCACCCTGCCCATCAAAAGGAGTCCTATTATTATTACTTTGATCTTGGCAGTTGGTAACAACTATCTTATCAGCTTCCGCTTCCATCTTGGTACTTAAAGTTCCATCAAATTCTACACCACTCGTACCATCAGAAACTAATCCATAAGTACCAAAAGATGAGTTAGAGTTTGTCAAATCACATTGTCCACCACTATCAGCATAAATTGCTTTCTCACATCCAATAGTAAAGATAGAAACTAACTGAGCATATCCTTTATTAGTAATTGAAACACCAATACCTGCTTCATTATATTGAGTAAAGGAATCACAAACCATACTCTTAATATCCTGACCTAAGTTATTAGTTCCAGTATATGCAGCATTAACATGATCACCATCAATCTTCATACCAATACTACCAGTCATAAAGTTAGTACAGTTTCTAACATATGGACTCTTATATCTACCACTAGGTCCTTCATTGGATGGACCTAATTGAATAAAACCATTAATTGCCTTTTTAGCATTATCTGTTGGTGGGAATGCTACTGCTGCCAAACCATGATGAGTTGTCAACACACCATCAGATCCTTTAAAACTCATATTTTCTACTAAACATCCATTTCTAACATGGAATATATCTTTATCAGTATTATTTGGAACAACAGTAACTAATCTTAAATCCTCACCAGAAATGGCAACATCATAATTTAATCCAATTGGATTATCTTCAAAATAAACACCAGAACGAACTTTAATAGTATCACCCATCTGTGCTACTGCTGCTGCAGAAGCAATTGTTGCTTTTGCATCACCTTCTAATAATCCACTATTACTATCACATCCATTCTTTGTAACCCAAATAGTTCTCTTAGTTTGAACTCCAGAAGGTCTCCAAGATACCCCAACACCAACACCAGTACTAAAAGTAGATAACCTATAATCAGTTTTACATATACCAACACCATTACTATCAAACTTATCAATTATTTGATTTTCTAATTCTAATGTTCCAGTAAGTTTTGTATTCTGACCTACATTTAAATTCTTCTCAATTCCTACACCACCTTCAACAACTAATGCACCACTATTCTTATCTGTTGACTGTGTTGTACTGTAAATATCCGCATCACCACAAACATTCAAATTCTTAGAAATACCAACACCACCCTTAACTATTAAAGCACCAGTAGTACAGTTTACAGATTGTGTTGTATCATCTATTACAACACTCTTATCAAAATCAGCTTCACCACAAACATGAAGATTTTTACCTATGCCAACACCACCAGATACAACTAAAGCACCAGTATTACATGATGAAGAATCAGTAGTATCCTGAATCCTTGTTGATCCACCAATATATACTTTCTTCTGAACACCAAGTCCACCATCTAATTGAACAGATGCACTTGTAGTACTACTTGCATCAGTAGTATCATTAAATGTTGCTAATCCATCTACATCTACTTTAGCATTAAGAGTAACATCACCATCAACATTTAAGGTATCATCAAAATCAACTGCCTGAGTAACATGAAGTTCTCCACTTACATCTAATTCTACTTGAGGATTATTATTAAGAATACCAACCTTAGTCATCCTATAGATTGGAGAAGTATTGGTAGAATTAGTATGACCCCATAAAGCCTGTGTTTGAATCTTTGCAACTGCAGTTGGGTTTACTGGATCTGGTATTGGAAGTAATGTATCTACTCCAAGACCTTGACTCTCTATTTCTACAAAATTTAAATACTGGAATAACTGTGCAGTTCCATTTGTAGGTAAATTAGCACCTTCATCCTGAACATACATTCCATCCAAAGAAACGGGAGATGCTTGTTGCCATCTTATACCATTCCCATCTCTTGCCAAATAATATCCATTTGCACCTGGAGAATCAGCAGAATCAATTAGATTTCTATCAATCTTAACTGTTCCTTCTACATTTAATTTTATTATACCTTCTGTAGCTGCATCATAACCAGGAATAGCAGTAGGATCTAAACTTCCTATACCAACATTACCTGTATCAGTAATAACAAACGAATTATCTGTTGAATTTACTTTAAAGACTTCTGTCCCCTCGAACATAGAGGTTCTTACACCAACTTGTCCAGCATCACTTATAACAGCACCTTGTGTTCCACTACTAACTTGGAATTTATCCTGTGGTTGTGTAGTTGCAATACCAACACTACAAGGATCAGTAGTAACTGTTAAACATTCCAATCCAACCTGGAATTTTCCACCAGGAATGGTAGTTCCCACTCCAACATTACCCCAATCAGTAACAACAAAAGAAGTATCACCTGCACCCACTTGGAACAAAGCATCTGGTTGGGTACTACCTATACCAACCCGACCTCCAGTTTGTCCATATCCATCTCTACCGTTAGTTGTAGAAATAGCAGTAAAAACTGTTCCACCAGCACCAACATCTAACCTTTGATAAACTGTAAGATAATCTGTATCAAGAAGACCTTCTATGGTTACATCACCACCAAAAAAAGCATTTTTAGTAACTTCTAAATTAGTTACTATTAATGTATCACCATCACCAGATAATCCACCAACTAAATCAGCATATAATTTTCCATAAACATGAACGTCATTATAAAATTCGGCAACATTACTTACCTGATGATTCCCACCTTCATTTATTCCTGTAAAATTGGTGTCCTGTGTCATCTAAGTTCCCCACTCTCCTACTTCGGTTCCAGTATATGCTTTAAACAAATAACCAGCTTCCCTAACAACAATATCACCTTTTTTATAATTTCCTTGAAATTTTTGACCTGGATCTATATCTAAATCCCTAACCACAAAATGAACATGATCTGCATCAAGTTTAATTTGCCCTAAAGCTTTAAATGTTATATTAGAAGCAGAAGTAATTTCTATATTCTCTGCATTTATTTTAAGAGTTCCTTTCTGGCAATTAATATCAATTCCACCTTCCTTAGAAACAATTTCAACTCCAGATCCACCATCAGGTCTTTGATTATTAGCAGCACCAGTGATTCTTACAGTTTGATCAACCATAATATCAAAATTACCATTCTCTAATAATCCCAACTTACCATTTCCACCTTCTCCCTCTCCAACAAGGCTAAAGACACTAGGTCCACCCAAGTTACTTGAAGGATTTCCATATTCGATTCTAAATTTTCCAAAAGAATCTACTTGTCTTTTTTGCCAACTTGGTTGTTTTGACATATTCTAATACTTTACCCTTTTATTTATTTCAACTAATACAGTCAATAACTTGCTTGACTTCACCCTGATAAGGAGGTCTTGGTTTCAACTGTGCTCTTAATATTGCACCAAATCCAGTTTTAGATTCAACTATAAGTTCTGGGAACTCAGTTATTTCTGGTGCACTAACCATTGCAGAATTAGGTGGAGTTACCCTAATAATTCTACCAAAATTATCAACAATAATTTCATATTCATTACCAGCATTATCAGTAACCTTATCATCTTTATCATAATCCTCTCCAGGATTAACAATTGTTACATGATCAACTACAACAGGTTCTGCATCATCTTTAATTGGATAATTTTCACCAGGTGTAATAATAATAACATCAACAACTTGCTGATAAGTAGGTGAATCTGGATCAAAATCAACTACTGCTCTAGCAGTTGCACCATATCCTTGCTTACAGGTATCAACTATTTCAATAAATGGTGCAGCATTATACCCAGAACCACCACTAGTCAAATCTATACCAATAAGACTACCAACTGCTTCAACACCTGTACCTATTTTATCACCAAAGATTGCTCCTGCTTTTGCACCAAATCCTCCACCACCAAAAATATTGAGTTTTACTCCAGCACATTTTAAAGGTGGTCCACTATAACACTCACCAAGTGGACTCTTAAATCCAGGAACAGATACACTTGGATTCATAAAATCAAATACACCCAATCCACCACCAAGTCCAGATATTCCTTGAACAGCACCAACTAATCCCTCTGTTAGAGAATCTGCAGTATTAGCAACAGATAAAATATCATCAACCAAAGAATCAAGATGTTGCATTGGTCCAACTCCAAGTAATTTTTGTTGAACTTGTTCAGCACCTAACTTTGTCTCTGGCTTACATTTAAACATACTTGCGATTGACATTAAATTAGCAGCTTTACCTCTAAGGAAATCACCAGGACTAAATCCACCTAAAATTTTGGATAAACCTCCTATGAAAGGTGCAATTCCTTTTGTAAGACCTCCAATTATCTGATTCAATATTCCACCAATTGCTTGATCTATAATACAAGACACAAAATTCGTAACATTATTTACTAACTGATCTATTATTCCCCCAATAGCATCCCCAAGTCCACCTAAAACATTTTGTAAAAGACAAGGAACATTCTTACCAAAATCTTTAAGAGGATTAATAAATGCTGCTTGTGCTGCTATACCTGCCTTTTTAGCTATTGATCTTTTTTTAGTTGCAGCAAAAACTGCAGCAAAAACTCCATCATAGGTTTTCTTTAATCCACCGTTCGCTTTTTCGGCAAGTTCACCTTGCAACTTACCCATCATATCTTTTGCTATTCCACCACCCAATAATTCAATATGCTTCTTTGCATTAAGTTTTCTCTCTTCAATTTGACTTTTTACAAATCCCTGTATTTCCTTTGTTTTTAATTTAAATGCTTCAGTATTAATACCACCAAGAACATCTGCAAACTGAGATTTAATAGTCTCAGTATCCATTTTCTCAGTTAGTACCTTTAAATCCTTAGACATATTTGTCATTTCAGTCTTAATTTCTCTGGAAGCAAGTTCCATAGCAGAAATTCCATCAGATACAGTAGGTGTATCAATTATGCTACCTAAAGCATCAAAAGAACTAATTATCTTTTCCTGATTAAACTTAATTTCACCTAATTCTGCACCAAGTTTATCAACTAAAGAACTAAGTTTAGCTGTGTTTACTTTATCAACTAATTCTTTAGTTAGATCCAATGGTAAAGAAGTAGATCTAGCACCTTCTTGTGATCCAACTTCTGTATTTAAAAAATATTTACTTGGTTGATTTTTTGAAGTAAATCCAGTATATGGTTTAAATGGTTTTGAATAAGGACCAAGTGGTTCACTTGTTGAAGGTCTACCAAAAATTCCTAATATTACAGGTAATTGTGCGTCATCACCATCAAGAAAAAATCCAAATACACTATCACCTGGTGTTAATCTGGTTGATCTAAAAATACCTGCTCCACCAGAACCAGCAGTTGATGGTAATAAAATTTGTGCCCAAGGCAAATCTTTATCAGGCAATATCTCTGGATCTTGAGAATGATAACCCATAATACGAACTTTAATTCTATTGCCCCAAGGATCAGATTGATCTTCCTTATCATCTTTAATCTGATTTATCTGACTACCTTGAGCTTCTTCTGGTGCAACTTGACCAATCCACCATCGGAAACCATCTCTTCCAACAAAATTACTTTTTAGTATTGATTCTTCTATCATTATTCTTTAGTTCCGAATGTGTCTCTTATTAAGGTTAACGATGTATATGATGCAGTTGGATCAAAATAATGACATAATTCTTTAATCATATATAGACCACTTTGCTCCAAATCAATTTCATCTTTAGCAGCACTTTTAGGAAATTTACATTCTATAAGATTTCCAGCTTCCAAATTAGTGTTTGATGGAATAGTCATACTCAATTTCTGAGAGAATATAGAATTATATCTCATCATTGTTTGAGATTGAATAAGAAAGGGATCTGCATTTTCTTGTTTAGATACACCCTGCTCCATAGTACCAACATCCAAAATAGCTGTTATTTGTCTACTTGCAGAATTTCCAAGTTCTCCTGGTAAAGTAACTTCTTTACCCATTGATTTTGCTTTTCCTTTATAATCCTCTAATTTAAATTTTCCCTTAGATGGATCAGTATATTCAAAAGTTAAAGGATTAAAGAAAGTTCTGTAACTACAGTAAGCACCTCTCTGAAGTTTACCCAAAACATCTTCATTTAAAGAAGTATGGTATCTTAATATCTTATGATCATTATCTGCTTGTTTATCAATAATCTCACTATAATTATATGCAATTCCATATGGTGCAGACTCTATTAAATTATCAATAGATCTAAAATGAAATCCAGATTTAGTTTCATAAAATACATATCCTGCAGTAGCATTTGTTGGTTTCTTCGATCCTTCATCTGGTAATTCTGGTACAGATTTTGATGCTAACCATGTTAAAATAGTAAATGGTTTTCTCATATTTCCAATAAAACCATATACATTTTGCGTATTATCAACATCAATATCACCCTCAACCCCTAAATTTTCTTTAACTATAGTTTTCACAGATTCTGAAATCGTTAGTGATGTTGGATATTTTTTACCAACTCTAGAAGTTTCATTTGTTATTGCTGTAGGTGAGACTAAATTTAAAGTAAATGTTTCAGTTTTCCTCTTAATAATTACATTTGAAATACTAGAAACGAAAAATTGTTTTTCTTCTGTAAAATCTAACCCTGGATTAGTTTCAGAATTTCCTTTTATTTTTATACTAACTTTTTCACCACCTCTTAATGGAAGTCCGTTATATATTGACTGTAAAGATCCATCCTCTCCTTCTACAGTACCACCATCATTAACAATCTGTAACTTAGCAGTAACTGTTGGTGAGAATATATCTTCATAATAACCAATCATTACTGCACCAGAAGAAACATCAACATCCTTTGATCCATCTGCTGATGTTATTATAATCTCTTCATAAATTGAGGAATCTAATGCTGCCATTACGTATATGCTGTTACTAAGGTTGTTAAATGTGTATACATTGTATTTACACTAGAACCAGTAGAAGGAGTAGATCCTTTTGAATTTTGCATAGGTGGAGACGGTGGAGTTGGTCGATTTGGTGAAATCATAGGTGGAAGCATAACAACTGGTCCTTTTCTTTCTTTTTTAAGATTAGGAATATTTATTTTAGGAAGTTCAAATTGGGATATATTTAATTCAGGAATATTAATTTCAGAACTTATCTTATCAGGAGTTATCTCAGTTATTAATTTGTTATTGGATTGAGCAGAAATAGATTCTGGAGTAATTTTATCTGCCTCTACTTCTATTTGTCCAAGTGCTTCTTTTAATCTACCTATTGTTTGTGCTTTATATTTTTCATCCTCATCAATTCTTATAATACCATATTTTTCAATATGCTGTTCAACAAGTTTTTCATATAATCTTCTTGCTGCTCTTTTCTGATCAACAACTGATGCATTATTTTTATTTGCAATAATTCTATCTATAAAATCAACAGTTACTTTATTTGGTACAATTGTTCCTGGTTTATCAGAAATGAATAATTCTGGTCCTTCCTCTCCTACAAGACTTAATGTTTTAGCATCAAGGCGACCACCATCAGCTTTCAGTTCAAATCCACTTTTATTCAACCATTCTTGATATTCAACATACTCAGGATTTATTATCAGTTTTCCATCTTTTTCTATCTCTTTCTTAGGAGTATAACCAGCCTCAAACCTTTTAATTAAAGGTTGTTTTTTATCATTTGCAATTGTTTCATCGAATAAATCACCAGTTTTATCTTCATTATTATTTTCCTCCACATTACTTTCATCCTTTTTAAAAGGATTCATCCACGAGAAATCCCAATCATTAGGATTGGATTCCCAACTGTTATCTGAAGAACCTGGAGGACCTGGAGGACCATCTCCACCATTTGGACCTGGAGGACCTGGAGGACCATCACCTGTAGGACCTGGAGGACCATCACCTGTAGGACCTGGAGGACCATCAGCAGATGGTGGTTTTAATTTATAAGTTTTAGGATCTGCATATACCTTCATAGTATCAGACAAATCTTTCTTCATTTTATAAAATGAAGTATCAGTTTTATCTGATTGTTGACTTATATCACTTTTAAATTTATCAGAATCTGGTTGTGATATAGATTCATTTACTGAGTCTGCTTGTTGATTAAACTCAATAAGATTACTAGAAAGTGTATCGATAAAACCATTAAAAATTCCAACCAATTTGCCAATAACTTTTATTAAACCTTCAAAACGCTTCAAAATTGCAGGTAATTTAAAAGTTATCCAACCAATTAAAGTTATAGCAAAGAAATCTAATATTCTACCTAAAAATCCTCTTACTGGATTTTTTAAAATACCCTTTGAAGCTTTAGCTGCTCCTTTAGCTCCAGTAGCTTCTATTTGTTCTTCTTTCCTTTTTCTAAGAAATGCAGTTCTTCTTTTTGCAAAAAATGTAGCATCATCTGATATTGATTTACCTTTTAACTTATTATCTTCATTAATTGTTTTTGCAATTGCTCCAGTGGCATTAGCAGCACTATTAAGACTTGTTGTAAAAGATCCTAGAGACTTACCAATATTAGTAAGACTTTTAGAAGATGAAATTAAACCTTTAGTATCCATAATATTAAGGTGCTACCTGATAATGCTTATAAGCAAGATAAACATAACTATTATCCTTATTAAAAGATTTTATAACGGGGACAGATCCACCAGTACCTCCAGGCACTGAAACAGTTCCACTTGCACCAGATTCTGCAGCTTGAGTATCTGTAGGGAATGGAACTATAGTTGGTGTAGCATCAGATAAAGAAGCAAGAAGAGAAGTTAAATTAGTTGTCCTTTCTTTGATATTCGTTTTATTATTATTAATTAATTTATTGTCATCAATTTTATTCCCATTAATCTTAGCTTTTAAATCTTTAATCCTTTGACCGTATGTTTCGTTATACTCTGTTAATGCTGCAGCATATTCCTCTGATCCAGATTTACCAGGACCAAAATCAGTTCTGAAGGGTTTCTTACCTTCTATCTCAGCCAACAAATCCTTATCGGTTATCTCACTCATCATTGCAGGACTAATATTATCCTTTCCACCTTCTGCTTCTATTAATGCATCTTTTTCTTCCTGTGTTAATTCCTCTCCCCTTTCTCTTTTCAAACGTAATGCTTCAAGATCAATACTATTATTAGATTCTATAGCACCAGATTGATTATCCTTATTAGATGTATCAATTTCATTTTTTTGATTTGTTGATTCATCTTTATTAGCAGGATCTAGAAAAACTTTCCAATTCTCTGCAGGATTTTCATTATTATTCTCCTCCTCCTTATTCACATTCGTATTTTCTTTCTGATCATTATTTCCAAAAAACCACCAATTTTTAGGATTGAATTCTATGTTACCAGCATCTACTTCTTTAGAAAACCAATCTGTTACATCCTTCAACCATTCCATTATAAAATTAAATGGTTTTGCTAAAATACCACCACTAGCTATGTTATCAATAACAACTCCAAGTGCCGTTGCACCTAAAACTAACTTCCCAAGAAATGGATTAAAGAGCAATAAAGCCAATCCAGCTTTCATAAATCCAGATAAAAGATTTTTCTTTATTTCTTGTATTCTTTCAACACTACCTGTAATATTTGCTTCAAAAAGATCAAGAATTTTATTAGATAACCATCCACCAGCTAATATCATTAAAAATCTAGTTAGTTTGGTGAAAATACTCATAGTTCTAACTTGCACTGCTCTAACTGGAGCCATAAGAGCTTTCTGAAGAGGTCCTTCAATTTGTGCTTCTTTTTCTGATCTTAATCCTTGTGCTGCTAATTTAGCTTCTCTTGCTTTCTGTGCTTGTTGTCTTTGTTTTTCTAATTTTGATCCTGTTACTAAATTTTTACTTATTATACTTAAAGATTTGTTTATTACTGATTGCTGCTGATTTAATGTATTAATTTGTTTTTGAATACCACCCAATAAAGATGAATTTCTAGCAATTAAATTACTTGCTACAGAATCTTCTTTTGAACCTTGCTGTGTAGGAGGACGAAAGACACTATTAGAAACTTTACGAAGTGTTCCACGTATTTGTCCTAATGGTGATCTAATTTCAGCCATTTTGTTGTGCCTTTAAATTTTCATCTTCAATGTATTGCTGTAAAAGAGCGAGATAAATTTCTCTTTCCCAAGGTATCATATTTTCTAGCTCTGTTAATGAATATTTATGGTGTTGCATTAAAGCAAAATTAACTTGATAGTATGACGCAAGATCTTCATGCGACATACTTACCCGAAAAAACTCTGCAGCCCCTCTAAAACAAGTTCATTTTCAACTTTTGTATTTGGATTTGTTACTTTAACTTTATGAGAAAGTTTAGGCATTGTTTCAAAGAATTTTTCAACTTCTTTGAATTGCTTTGAATTTAATTGCTCTACAAATTCAGTTAGTTCTTTCTTTGTACAATCAGATCCTGCCCAAGATTCTTCTTCAGAATAAACTTGTTCTATACAAGATGCAATTAATTTAAAAGTATCATCAACACTAATATCACCAACATTAAAATTAGTTTTAATAAATTCATCCATTGATGGATATCTCATCCTTAATGTATAATCATCATCTAATTTAATATCTCTAGAATGATCATCACTAAATTGAACTTGAATTTCATCTAAATTAATAACTGTTGGAACTTGTGTTTTTCCATCATCAGAACAAGTAACAGTAACTTCAATTTGTTCTCCAACAGACTTACCACGAATATTTAAAAATAGATATTCAATATCAAATGTTGATAGTTTTTCAACTTTAACACCTCTTGTTGAAATACAAGAAGTAAGAACATCCTTTATAGCATTAGCAATCTGTTTACTATCTTGACTTTCCATAGCCAAAATAAGGATCTTTTCCTCTTTAACTAAAAATGGTCTAAATTTAATCTTCTTTTTGGAAGAAGGTATAACCAACTCATAGCTAGGAGCAGTAATCTTTGGTAAAGGCATAATAAATTATAATATTATTATTCGTAGAGTATATAGGAGGTTTTTTTAAGTACCTGGTCTCCTATCACCAGGTCTTAAACCGTCTAAAGATGGGTCAAAGGTATCTTGATTATTTAAAATACCATCACCATCATTATCACCTGTAGGATTCCAACCACTCTTTCCAGTTACAATAGTAGCCTCTAACTCTTTAGTAACTTCATTATTAATAACAGTTACATCACCTGCCTTCATCCCAAATCTACTAAGTGAATTATTTTGATCAGTACCTGCAGATTCTGAGGCAGAAGTTGCTTCACCACAAATATATCTTTCATAAGCAAATTCACAAGTTGCTTTTAATACATCAGAATTCTTATAAGAAACTTTTGTTGAACTTAAATTTATAGGATATAATCCTCTAAAATTATACTCTAAGAATTGTCTATAATTCTTTTCAAATTTAATAATTTTGGTTGATTCTGATCTATATTCCTCTGGATAATGAAGTTTAAAATGATAACCATCATCTAATGTCCCTGCACTAGAACCACCAGTAATATATTCCATCCAATGCTCTAGAAATTTCAATGATTTATATCTATTATCAACATAAAATTCTAACTTAATTCTTGTAAAATTTCTAGTATGGGGTATTATTTCAACTAATCCCTGATACTCACCAGTTACAGCAACAGTAGCCATAGATGATCCAGGTAAAACTGCGGAACTGCAAAGTAAACCTATATCCTCACCAGAAAATCTAACATCCACTCCCTTATCTTGAAGATGACTTCTTAAACCACCTTTAGAAGGTAAACCAAACTTAACTAAGTAATGAGAAGTTTGAGCAACATTCTGAAACTTGGGCAATATCTGAGATATTTTCTTTGGAATTGGGGCTGGCACTCTAAATAGTTCTTATTATATCATTTCTATTTAGATGGCTTATAAAGGAAAATATTATCCAAAATTTCCTCACAAATATAAAGGTGATCCTACTAACATAGTATTTCGATCATTATGGGAAAGAAAATTCATGGTTTACTGTGATTCTAATGCCAACGTATTAGAATGGAATAGTGAAGAAATAGCAATACCTTACATATCTCCAGTTGATCATCGCTCTCATAGATACTTTCCAGATTTCTATATGAAGGTAAAGGAAACTGATGGTAGAATAAAAAAATATGTTATTGAAGTGAAACCATTAAAACAATGTAGTCCACCTAAAAAACCAAAACGTCAAACAAAGGGTTATATAAAAGAAGCATATACATATGCTACAAACCAAACAAAATGGAAAGAAGCAAGAGAATGGTGTGCTGATAGACAATTGGAGTTCAAAGTAATTACAGAAAAAGAACTTGGAGTATAATGAATAGAATTAAAGACATTCGTTATAATTTAATTGGGACAGAAGATCCTGATGATTTAATGATGGAAATTCTTGATGCATTACAGGAAGGTAGTAAAATGCCAACAATAGGAAAATTCTATGTCTTTGTATATAATCCAAAAACACCTAATATAAGGTATGATCAGAATCCCCTAGTTGGTGTAACAAACTTGTATGAATGGGGATTTCGTGGTATCAATTTTCATTGGAACGAACATCGACAATATACTTGGGGTGAAGTATCTGGTGGGTTGTATGAAATTAGTAATGAAGAGTTAAATGATCTTGATGGGATACCTTTTGCGAGATTCCGTATAAATAGCTGATAATAACAAAATAAGGTCGATAATGACAGAAGCAGTAGTAGAAAACAATTCAGGATCTGATACACAAACTACCCAAGAAGGGGCGAAAAAAGATGAAACTGGAATAGAAGTAGGGAAACTGCTGACTACAACGGGAAAATCTAAAGAACATTTACAATATCCATTAAAAAGAAGTGGAAAGGAAGATAGTTTACTTATAAGATGCGTTAAATATAAACCACCCACGAAAAACGGTCCTATAGTTTCTAGAGCATATGGAGACCTAGTTAGTAATAATGAAGATCTTACATTAGGTGAAGGTCAAGAGGTTCCAAAATTTGGTGGTGGATTCTTTAAAGCAGGAGATACTATTAAAGCTGGAACACAGGTTTATAATGGTAAAAGATCTAAACCAACTGGTTCGGTGTTTCATCAAGAGAATTTTAATGCATATGCAGAGGGAGCTGATAGAAGATATAACCAACATCAATCTGGATATAATGGAGACACATATAATACAGATACTCAATTTTATGTAGAACTACCAATTCCAAAACAAATCGGTGATAATAAATCAGTTGATTGGGGTGAAAATTCTCTGAATATGTTCCAAATGACTGCTTTTAATATGGCTGCTGGTGGTAATGCTCCTGAAGAAATTCAAGCAGTTATCAATACTCTTCAAGCTGGTAAGATGGACATTGGAGAAGAAGGTTCAGGAGTGGAAGGAATGCAGGATATTGCAAGTGCAATAAGAGCTGCTGTAGGTGGGATGGCTGTTAACGTATTTGGTGGAAATACAACAACTAACCAGTTTATGTCAAGAGCATCTGGAAAGGTTCTTAATGCAAATAAAGAACTATTATTTAATGGATCTAAATTAAGAGAATTTGCTTTTGACTTTACTTTTACACCAAGAAGTAAAGATGAAGCTGATAGAGCACTAAAAATAATAAGAAAATTAAAACAGCATATGTCACCCAGAGCTGGAGATGAAGTAACAAAAACTGGAAGTGAAGGACTATTCATAAATTCCCCAGATTTATTCTTATTAAGATATCTAAGTGCAGGTGAAGATCATCCATTTTTAAATTCATTCAAACCGTGTGCATTAACTTCACTTAGTGTAAATTACTCAGCAGGAGGAGTATATGCATCATATGGTGATTCAACTCCTGTTCATATGAAAGTTAATATGATATTTAAAGAAACCAATCCAGTTTACTTTGAAGATTATACCGAAGACGTAAAAGGAGTTGGATTCTAATGGCATATATACGAAAATTACCTAATGTAAGATATCAATCATTCTTACCAGATAAAAATTCATCAAAAGATTTTATTATAGTTAAAAATCTTTTCCGAAAGAACAAACTATTAGATGATGTAACTAATGCAGCAACTATTTTTAATAAATTTATTGTTGCTGATGGTGCTAGACCTGATATGGTTGCTGAAGACATATACGGAGATCCAGAATTAGATTATGTAATTATTATTTCTTGCGGTATAGTCAATCTTAGGGATGAATGGCCATTATCAAATAAAGATTTATATGAATATACTGAAAATAAATATGGTCTCACAGAGATGAATTCTATTCATCATTATGAAACTTTAGAAGTAAAAGATGAAAATGATAGATTAATTCTACCTGCAGGTAATATAGTAGATTCATCGTTTACAATTGATGGACCTGCTGTAAGAATTGGAGGTTCTGGTAATAAATGGAATGGTAGCAATCCATCATCTGCAGGTGAGAGTAAATTTACATATACTGGTGAAAAAATTGCACCTATTGTAGGAGTATCTAATTTTGAATATGAAACACTCAAAAACGAAAAGAAAAGAGAGATAAGACCATTGAAAAAACAATTCTTACAGATGTTTTTAACTGAACATGATAGAATAATGAGATATGATAGAAATAGTCAATACGTAACTAATAGATTAATTACTACAGAAAATACAGATTTAATCACATAAAAAAGACCCACCCGAAGGTGAGTCTTTCCAATATTCAGGCTCTCTTGGATCGTCTTTGGGGTCCCAGTAGAAGAACTTCATTTGGGACAATCGACAATGTCTAAGAGGCTTGATTTTCATTAACTTTCAGCTAATTTGGCGAAATATGATAATGCGTCATCATCTTCATCTTCTGTAGCAGAAGATCTGGATACTGATTCCACTGTCTCAACAACAGGAGCAGATGCTTGAACATCTTCAACCTCTTGCTCTACAGTTTCAGCATCTTGACGAACTTGCTTATTACCAAGTACATAACCAAGACGGGTCTTCAGTTCATCATAAGACTTGAACTGATCGGCAGCAACTAATTCTGCTAAAGAGAATTCCTTTTTCCAGACTCCTTCCATCGCATCGTCATCATCTAGTAAAGCACTAGTGGCAGCGAACTCAGAAGAGTCATAGTTACGATAACCAGCAACGTTCTTTGCCTTCAACTTGAAGTTAGCACCTTGCCAGAAATCGAATGGATCGATTGCTTCCTCATCCTCAAACTCAGG